GGGTTCCGTAGAGACTACACGTGCTGCACCTGAAACGGTGAAGATATAGTCCAGACCACGAACGCGCAGGCGGCGGCGAAAGCCGAAGTGGTAAGCTAAGCAAGCTGTCGCTGGTTCGAATCCAGCCAGACACACCATCCATGGTCCGGTCGCATTCTCTTAAAGCGCAGGCGCCTGCGCTCTGTGACCGGACCCCTTTTGGGCGATTAACTCAGCGGTTAGAGTACCTCGTTTACACCGAGGGAGTCGGGGGTTCAAATCCCTCATCGCCCACCACCTTTATTACGCTGAACTCTTTGAAAAGATAGATTCTCGCGTGGCAGACGAAGGTGTCCTTCTGGCGAAGAAGAATCCAACTTACACAAGCCAAAGATGTTCATCGTGCGGATGGGTGCGTAAAGGAAACAGGAAAAAGAAATTATTTAAGTGTGACAAGTGTGGTTTCACCACAGATGCGGATTTAAATGCTTCTTTGAACTTATCCTTGCCGTTGATTGCTATAAGCAAACAACAACGCCTAAAGAAAATCAATAAAGAAGGTTTTTATTGGTTGACCGAAGGACAGGAGCATATAGTCCCTGTTACTACCAAAACAAATGACAATTGAAATTTTTCAATTTATTCTGTAACTATATGCCGATAGATAACACAGATCAACCTAGAGCAACGCCGCCGTCTATTCGCCAATTACTCGAGCCACACAGGTTCCGTAGAGGGACCGACGGTCAATTATATCGCGATGTAGAGGGCTCGTTCGTCTATGCTTGGGATGCCGCTAAAGTAGGGGGCGAGGCTATGGTACTTTCGCTGATCGACGAAAGATCAAGGATAAGAGATATTCTAGTGAAACATTTAGACAACGTAGAGTTGTTGACGGCTATTTTGGCCGATATAGAGACGACTTAGTTGAAATCGATATATGACATGTTTCGGCTGTGAAAAATAAGCAAAAACGTGTCATATGTTTAATGTAGACAGCACCACTGTGGTTCTGTTACACAAAACCGTTTTGGGGATCAATCTCTAAAATGTTCGAGTTCACGTTGACCCAGACATGGGTCTTGGCCGCGTTTGGTAACGCGGCTCTCTTCGCCTGGATATGGCGGAGAGAAGAAAGGGGTAAGCGATGATGACGCTTACCCAAAAACGCGCAATAGTTCTGCGCGTTAAGACCGGCGAACTTTCGCTGGAGCGGGCCGCAAAACAATTCGGGGTGCGGCCCGAAGAGATCCAGAAATGGATCGACACGCTCTTCTATAGGAAGAGCGTGGGGAAGGCTTCTACAAAACAGAAGCCTTCACGCGCCGCCGTCACGCCGACGACGACGGCGCGTATCGACGCCTATGGTATCGATGCCATCAAAGCCCTCATTAGTGAGGGCTTCCAAAACAAGGAGATCGCCGAAGACATCGGCGTCTCCGAGTCCGCGTTGAGCCTGTACTTGCGTACACGCGGTGTACGCAGGTACGGGGCTCGCAGAAACGCATCGAGGGCGGTCCTCCTCAACGTGGGACGCCTGGAGATCTGCGATCTCCTCCAACGCGGTCTCTCTTTGAACGAGATCGCCAAAGGTCTGCAGGTGGGCCTTCCGGCCCTGCAGGCCTTCATGAAGGAGTGAAAAAAAAAGAAAGGCCGCGCGAAAGCGGTCTTTCTTTTTTAGCAAAATACTTGTTTTTATATCATATGTTAAATGAAGAACTTGTTACTGCACTCCGCAGTAACAAATTAGGGACCCTAGATAGGAATCACGACCGTGAAACGCATCAACAATGCAAAGTTACTGGCGCTTCTTCGGGGTGATAGCCCCATCAACTGCCGCACGCTCCGCCGCATCCACTACGGCTTCGGCCACGGCTTCGGCCACGGCCTCGGCATCGGCTTCGGTCACGGCCGTGTCTACATCGTGACTTGTCGCGCATGAGGTCTGAAAAAAAGAGCCTGTCTGACAGGCTCTTTTTTTAGTCAATATGACTAAAACACCTATTTACCGGTCATAAGTATAGTGGAGATGTGCGATAGTGTTTTGTTACCGCACACACTAAAGGCCCACGGAGCCGTGTACAGCCGCTAAGTTGTACTAAATCTAAGGAAAACGCCGAGAAGTCCGGTGTACCGAGGCGGACCCGAGTCCAACTGCCCCGCCGTTGAGCGGGTTATGTCCCGCCGGGCGTAGTAGTCCTGGCCGCACGTAACACAAAAAGAAACAACCTGGTTAGTTGTTTCGGCAGGAGGAGACAAAGCGATGGATGCGGACCCGCCCGCCATCGTAGTACAGAGGGTCACGGGGACGGTGTGGCGTCGAGAGCCCCGAGTAGAGGGACCACACGGGATGACTACCCGGCTTCCTAATAGTCAGGCCTTATTGTTGCGCCTATTGTAAAGCAACAATACAGAGTAGCTTCGCAATCATGCGGGTACTACTTTCGAATAATCCGGACAGTTTGCGCGCCGCGCTGTCCGAGTACAAGAACTTCGCCGTGGTGGAAGCGGAGTTCGGAGGCGCAGAGGTGATGGGGTCGTCGGACTCCATCACCTTGAACCACCACGTTCGTCCGGAACGGCAGTGCCCCTGCTTGTTCCGGACGGCCGACTTCCCCGCAGAGGTGCGGGGAAATGTCGAGGCGGTGGGGATCTCCCATTTTGACCTCGACACCCTCGGAGGGCTAATGGCCCTCCGAGGAACAAAGCCAGAAGGCCACCAGGACTTCTGGCGCCTGGCCGCGTTTGTGGACCTGAATGGTCCACACGCGGTCGAGAACCAGGCCATGGATGCGTACCGCCAGTTGGCGGCCGTCTGGGCATGGTCCCAGAAGAATCGCCTGTTCGCGGAGCGCGACGGGTCCGTCACAGACGTGACGGACTTCGTCGCAAAGGCAGAGCAGGCAATGCTCCGCATCCTGAACATGGATGCGGATCTCATGCGTGAGGGCGCGACTCTCACGCATGAAGAGGCTCTCCTGAACGCGAGTTCGTTCAGGACTGCGTTCAATATGTTCTTCGACACGGCGCGGCCCGTGTTGGCGGTGGTTCGCGTGAGCGATAAGTTCACGAACCACCTCTACCGCCACGAGGGTCTGGTCGCAGACCTCGTGGTGGCGCTCAACACCACCAGCGGCGCGATCACGGTGTCACGCCGTGACGGTACTGTGGCGGTGGATTGTCGTCAACTCGTCCAGACATTCTGGGGAGAGTTGGCGGGAGGTCACGCGGGGATCGCAGGATCCCCGCGCGGCCAGGTCCTCACACAGTCGGACCTGGAGACTTTCGTCGACTGGTTGACGTTGACGAAAGATCGGTGACAACCAGGTAGGTTACGTAAGTAACCTACCTGGTTTTAGTAACTTACCCTCGTACAGACGAAATCAAAAACCTACTTGAAAAACTACAACTGAAGGTACCGAAGTGGCTATCGATATAATCAAAAGATTTCGCAGCAAGTACGCGAAACAGCCGTGGTTTGTATCTAGCAGCGTAGTGCTAGATCCAAAGAACGGTCGACACATTCGCTTGATTTACAATAAAGACCATCTTGGTGACGCTACGTTACCCGAGTCTTTCGAGGACACACCTGTAATAGCAACACACAGAGCTATCTACAAAGCCCGATGAAGGTTTATCTGGACGATACGCGCTCCACGCCCGAAGGCTGGATCCGCACATACTGGCCTGAAGAGACCATCGCCCTGCTCGAAAGGGGCGGAATCACAGAACTCAGCCTCGACCACGATTTGGGCGACGACGGTCGCGGCACGGGCTATGATGTACTGACATGGCTCGAACGTCGCATTTTCGACAATGCGGCGTTTCCACTACCTAAGATATATATCCACAGCGCTAATCCTGTCGGCGTGCTGCGCATGCGGAATCTAGTTGCGCGGTTAGAGGAGATGAAGAAAAATGGGTGATCGCTGCTATCTCGCCATGCGAGTATTGTTTGACAGCACAGACTCGGATGACATTATTGATCGCGTAGAGGCGCTCTTTGGTAACGCCGCGGAAGCTGTACCGACCCGCATTGGCGAAAAACAAACGCGGATTTTTTTCGCATTTGAAGAAGTCAACTACGGAGGCTATGATGCGATCAACGAGCTGACGAAACTGCCTGAGCTTAGGGCAGGAACATTTGGTCATACGATGGGGGACACCTATGCAGGTGCTGCTGGGTATCTCCTGCCGAACAGGTGGGGGGCGCATGATGTCACATACGAAGGAGATTTCTTCATTCTTGTTGATAGGCGTGGCCGTTTGGACAAAAAACATGCGCGTCATTTACGCAAGTTCTTGAAAGAATACTACCGTATCTACGACATGCTGTGCGCTTTAGATTTCAACCAACACGAATCAGTTGATCATGACACAAGCAACTAAAACTCTTCCGTGTCGATATAAACTCGTGTCCGTATTTTCTACAGAGTACCAAGGGGAGACTCTGTTGAGCTACCATGCTACGGTGGAAGAGGCTGACGCAAGGTACGCGCAGCGCTCAATGCTCGAACGATGTACCCTGGATGATGAGTTCTTTTTGATCGATTTGCTAGCAGAAGCCGCAGGCGAGCCTCGCGTGTGCAAAGTATATGAAACAGCATACAACGACTGGGAAAAGCGCCAAACTACCCCAGAAGAATGCGCGCGCAAGCACAATCAGCCACCCTATGACAAACGACCAACTTGACGCCGATGGTATCGACCGTACCATAAGTACAGAGCTGTTCCCCTATGTGACATTGAGCGCGGACCGTATAGTCGCATACCTAAACGCAGCTGAGCCTCTCGAGGAGGCACAGAAGCGCCTCGCCGCTCCGATATATTTAACCGATAAGCTAGTTGTCCCACCGCCGGCTCTCGATATCGCCAAAAATTGGCGCACAGCGCCGGTAGAACAGCGACCGTCGTTGCTGACCCAGCTTTGGCGGGTTTTGGATGACGAGAGTGCGCCAACTGTGGAGTTATACCTGCGTAGAGCGCTCATCTACAAGCTCACGAAAGAGCTTACTACGCTCTATTACAGGTCAAGAAAGTACCGCAACGTGCTCGCCAACAATGTAAAAAAACCAACAAATGCGCATCATAGGTCTTCTGGTGCGCGCGGCGATGACGCAATATGATGCGTATTACAAAAAAACAAAGCCGCGCGTGCGGCTTTGTTTTTAGAATAATTTTCTTCTTGGCGCGTTCTTTATGTCGTCTACGTGCCCAAAGTTCTTTAGGACTAGCCGCGACACGGGGTGGTCGCCTTGTATATCAACCGTCTGGTTTAGCGCAGGCGCGCCCTTGAGCGTGTCTTTCAGACGCTCGTGTGTCAACCTACCAACAAAGTCCTCGTCCTGGAACGGAATCGCCACAATACCCATCAAAGCTGTTTCCGATTTAATGGGGCGCAGACCTTTCGCCGTAAGCTTCTTGTTGTAGTCGTCTATGACGCTGCTGAGTAAGGTATCACCAGCGTAGACGTTAAACAACTTATCAGCGTCGCCTGGGTGAATAACCCTGGCTTTGTCTGTCATAGGCTTGACTACGGTCTCAAAGATACGTCTGTGAATTCTCTGCTTACCGTACGCGCCCTTTAGATCGTCGACGATCTTATTCTGTACAAGCCCGATGTCGCCGGTCGTCTCCAGTAATTCATGAGGCTGCACTACGCCGCGTAGACTGATCTGCTGCCCCGCGACAACGGAGTCGCCTTGCTTAATTTTTAGACCTAACTCCTGTGCAACGAAATGGCGGACACCATTAACTGTGACAAGCCAGCCACCCGTCGGCGACGGTGCGATAGCTTGTACAACACCTGTCTCCTCTGATAGAACCGCCTTATCGGACATTGTCTGCGGTAGATGTAGCAGTTGCTTAATACGTCCAAAACCTACGACGTTGCCGCCGACAGCACCCCCCGTATTGTGTGTCCAGAAACTATTAGCAAAGTAGGTTCCAGTCTCTGTTTCGATATCGTATACGGCAGGCGCCTCGCTATAGCGTACAATTTTTACGTAGTCAACGACATGACCATAATCTTCTTTTTTGTTCTTAGGATTCGCAGCCACACCCACTAATTTTGTACAGGCATTTCCTAAGAATTGCTGCGCTCTTTCTGTATACACAAACTGTACCGCGTATCCTTGATGCGAGCTTAGTTTTCGCCAAGGCGACACTATAACACGCGCCTTGATGTCGGCTGTTCGTAATATATGAACAAGCTGTTGTGCTAACAAGAAACTAGTGGTGTCTATGCGTACTGTAGTCCAGCGACTGTCACGGTTACGTACAAGCGTGCCATCGCCGTCAATAACACCGGCTACAAACTGACTCAACCATACGGATGGGTAGCCGCTCCAACCTGGAGGCAGCCCTTTATCTCGACAATAGGTACCGTGCACCTTTGTAAGCTTTTCACCTAACGCGGGTTCCAACACACGCACAGCGGTTTTAGATAGCTGGATTTTGCTGTCAGGTAGCCAGTCAGTTAGCCGCGCATACACCTGACTTTTAATCGGACCATCATTTTGACACACACAGAAGCCTTCGTACAAACCGCCCCTGACTAGGCGAGAGCCTTCGGCGATATACATACCAGCCAACCAACCATCGGGGATGATTGGTGTGGCCGGCGTAGGTACCGGACCCGTGTCAATCAAAGCCGCGTGCGTCTTGTCACCAAGCTCGCTACTAGCCGTCATGCTGTAGTCAACAGTCATTTCCGGTTTATCTGACCAGCCGTGTTTACATGTACGACAGTAGTAACGACTACCTCGCGCGTTTATACGTTTAGGCCATGTGGCGCAGGTAGGACAAGCAACAGCGACCTTTGATAACATGTGCGGGTGGTTATCCTGCGCAATAACCGCCTGTCCTGTACGAGATCTAATCAAGGCCATCTCTGTTCCGGGCTCTTGTGCGTGACGCAGTACTCGCTTTACTTTTGTCCAGCCGCCGCGGTCCCACACTTCATAGGCGCTAACCTCGGCGACCTCTTCATCACCTTCTTGATGAGTCTCATGCTCATCAAATAGTTGCCCAAGTGTTGTGTGGAAAATTTCAGCACCTTTTCGCACAAGGCAGATGGTAGTACGCTCAAGGCAGTGGAACTTTTGAAGTGTTACTTGCGTAGCACGTTCGCCAATAGCCTGTGCGGCCGTGATACCGACATTGTCGCCAATCTTATACGCCGCACCATATTCGTTCACACCGGCGCATTTTGCGCACATACCACTGAGTGCTCGACACTTAAGAGGCGATCGCGCAAGTATTTGTTTTTCGCCCGCGGCTTTAAGTTTGCGAACCACTTCTGGTGTTATAACTACATTGCGTATAGGTTCTTTAGCGCCGAACCGATTAAGTGCTTCCTTGTCGTCGACATCCAACAGTAATCCGTCTACGGTACCGCAATCGTCCACTGTGATCTTATTGGTCGCGTTAGCATTGACTAGGAGCTTACTTAAGTACCCAGTATCAGCAACAGAGATACCTTTATCAACAAGGCCTTGTCGCGCGCCTGGCGTGGTCCCTAAGTACGACCCCAGGTCTTGTCCCTCAGCGTACGACTTATTGACAACAAGCGGAATTGTCGCGCCTTTAGAGTCCGTAATAGCGAGGGGTGTGACAATCATCTGCCGTACCATACCGCCCTTACTTGTGGCCTTACTTGTGACGCCTGCTTCCACAAACCTGTTATCAGTCGCAGCCGCTAGTAGCGCATCTAACTCTCTACCGGCCTCTTCCACGGCGGTGTCGAACCCTACGATGGGGGCACGTTTGCGTAACTTATCCAGTACAGCATCCCGTTTCTCGTAGTCGAACTCCAGGTCCTTCAAGGATACGCCTGCGCCTATCTCTGTGACGTAGTGGTTCCCAAGATCTTTCAGCCTGCTAATAATCTCGCCCGCGGCTCGTGCAGGTAACGTGCGTGCGGCTTTCAAGCACAACTGGTTAAGCAGGTCGCCGTCCACGACCATGAGCTCTGGTCGCATAGATACCGGGAACACGTCTGCAACCAGTTTCTGTCCTACGCACGTCACTTTATCGCCAACACGGATCGCCGCATTGACTTTAAGACTACCCCGTGCATGCTGTGCGACCGCATCGTCCAGCGAGCGCACAACCGTAGGCTCCCCTTTGGGATTTGTCATCAAATAGATGCCGAGTGCCGTCTCTTTACCGGGGGTATGCATAGCGGACTCGTGACGAACAGAGATCAGGTTCTGGCTCGGCATAAGTTTCTCGACCGCTTCACGGCGAGCCTCTTCCGATACCGGTACGTGGATACCTGCCGTGTTGGAAAGAATGACCCCTTCTATGTTCATGAAAGTTTCGTAGCCCGGAACTGTCAGGTCATATCCGGTCTCGCAAACGCCTGTTTTCTCGACAGACGCGACTTGGTCCCATTTGACTGAAGTGTCGTCAACAATACGTAACCATTTCGCACCTTCGGGATGTTTAAGTAAGGTCTCTTCAGTTATTAGAGATATTGCGCGCTTGGCTATCATGCGGCTAAGTTTACCGAGCTTGACGGCCCTCTGTATTGTTACATACAACGATTTCGTCTCCTTCGGGGCGTTCCTCGGCATACTGACGCTGTTTTGAATATACTTGGCTAAATCGAAGCTTATGGGAACTATGTCAGTCCGTGCCGCAATGTTCGAGGTCTCATCTACCTCTATAGAGGCGAGTTTTTCAAGCTTCTCCGGATGCATCATGTACTTACCGCCCCAACGCTTGATGTCCATATTGGAGAAAGAAGCTGCCCACGTATCGGTCGCTTTCATAGAAGACTTATAATGTGTGATACGACCGTCAATACCCAGACTCTTAGCTAACAGCAGTACTTCATGAGCTAAACGGAAGCTTGTGCTTGTATAGTTAGCCTGTAGCTGAGGCTTCGCTTTAGCTACAGCCTGCACCACGCAAATAGAACCATCAGTGTCCATCAAGCCGGCGAATAATCCTTTGCGGCATTCTTCGTTGGCAGACAAATACCACACAGGTAGGTGCTTATTCTTAGCGCCAGAACCGATCATCTCTTTTAAGAAATCTGCTACAGCGGCAGCACTAAACGTATGTCTTACACTTTCTCCCAAGGACTTAGTAGATATTGTGACAGTGTCTTTGACAACTCTATCAGCCAACTGTTCTATAGTTGCTTGACATTTTGCAGGAATCGCTGGGCGTATACTTGCTATGTTAATTGAGTCATTAGTAGACACCCAGCCGTCGCCGGCCATAACACCGACTAAGTAGCCTAGTTCTGCTGTTAAAGCAAGCGTTTCAGGTAACGGATTTTTTCGTGTTTTATCGGTCACTACTTGTATCTCTGTTTGATCTCCGTAATTAGTGACGTTCATATTAGCTACACGAGGAACAAACATCTGATTTTCAGCGGCATTAGAGGGAGTGTTTCTAGTGAAGGTTAACGTGCCTCTCTCAATACCAAATACCGCCCGAGGGTCGTCATCGGCGAACATCTGACGACCTGATGCAAGGTTAATGATCTCACGCTCACATCCGTGGTGAACAGAGTAGAAAGTGACAGGTCGCCACTCTAGTTTTTGATTTAAGTTATCGTACGCCAAAGCTTTAATACCGGGCGGCGCTTGGTACCACTCAATAATACCAAACTGACCCATGCTACAGTGGCTACGCTCCCCTCTCGGGAAATCTTCTAGCGCTATGCAGTGTACTGTGTGTCCTTCTATATAAGGAAGCTTCACGTCAAATCTTGCTGTCATTTTTGTGTTGTGTAAGAAAGAAGCCAATTCTTCTTTCGTCCACAATCTATCATTAAACATGCTATTAGTCAACACAAAATCATAGAATTCATCCGCTTTCTCAGCCTCTAGAGCAAATATGCATGAGTGCCAGACGGCATCGCCGTTAAAGTCCATGTTATAGCCCCCTACAATAAGGGGATTTACCTCTACCGCTTTGCCGTTAATCAGTGTTGGCTTAAAGCTCAGCATGTTGAATTTGTGTAGAGATGGCGCTCTGGTCATAAGTACCGGCCGGTCCTCCATCTCTACTTCCAAAGCTCTCACTGCCTCGTGAGACTGCTCTCTTACCATCTTGCGTGCATCTAGTGGCGCGTACCCGTTTTGTACGAGGCGCTTTATGACGAAAGGTGTGTAGATGGTGAGCGCCATATTGGTAGGGATACCAATGTGGTCCATATCCAATTTAGGGTTTGGAATAACAGTCGACCGCGCAGACAGGTCTTGTGGACGCGACTGTAGCTTACTCTTGAAGTAGCCGTATTTAGATTCCTTAACGCCGTTTATCTCTTCCAAAAGGCCTTTGTATTCTCTACCTTTTGTTACGGAATCGCCTAAACCAGCCAACGCGCTAGCGCCGTCATACAATGCTCTAGATAGAGCAGCCGTGTGTTTCTTGTCTACGCCGATATTCTTCAGCTCTTCTAGCTGATTGTTGATGATTAACAGATCTCTGTAGTGATGGTTCACGTCCGCCACAGATACTGACCCGTCTGTCCGTTCCGTGATCTGCCGGAACTTCGGGGGAATAACCGGAACATGCTGATTTATGTACGCGTTTTCTGGTCGCATACCCATCGACTCGAGTGCCCGTAGGTAACGCAAGCGGCGGTTAAGTTTGTTAAGTACTGAGCCTTTGGCGTTTTTGGCAGCGTCACCTGTCTTTTCTATAGCCTTAGCTATATCCACTTTTTTGAGGACAGTGCGGATACCTTCGATACCTGTCGCACCGCCGTCGCCGTCGACGACTAGGCCGTCTGCGGTGACTGATTTAGTGCCGTTGAGCACCTGTTCGACCTCGACACCTGAGTTAAAGTCGCCCACAGACACAACGGCCTCCACCATCAACGGATTAATAATAGGTTCTGCTAGTCGTATGTGGGAGAACTTATTACCGCCTATACCGCCCGTCAAGTCGTCATCAAACAAGCCCGCTTTCATGGGTTGGAAAGAGGACGATTTCAGCGTGTGTGGTTCTTTGATTTCCCCGTGACTGATACGCAAAATCTCTTCATCAGTCATAGGCGTGGCGGTTAGTTTAGAGCCAGTCTGGTTTAGGTTAATACCTGCACCAAGCATCATCGTCACAAACTTATTTGCCACGTAAGGAGTTTGCGGCGCAGGTAGCGTGCGGCCAGTCTGTAGCGCTAACCAGTAATCATCGTTTTTCTGCGACTTGATGCCGTAGGCGTCGCTGAGAAACGCTGTAGCGCCCATAGAAAGCAGCGACGACATGTCGAGGGGCGCAATACGTTGCGCACTCTCGCCGGATTCTTTTTTAGGCTGCTCTAGCGTCGTATACGGGAGACCGACTGCGCCGCGGGCCGAGAATTTATGCTCGACCATGTGCTTGAGCTTTAATGTATGCAGCGGACCGACCAGCACATTCTCCATCTTGTGGCCGGTTGTCGGATTGGTGATGGTCTCGGCGTCGCTTATTCCAGCCTTCTTGAGTTCTTCTTGGACATGCGCAAGATTGCTCTCGTGCGTCATGTTGAAATTGTCGACATAGAAAGGCTTGCCTGTTTTTTGCGCGACTTTACCGGCAGCAGCTTCTAGTATGAAGCCGGGATTGGCGCGACCTAGGGTACCTAGGAAATTGAACAACACATCAATCTCAGCACCTTTCTCATCCTTATAGACTTCGTCAGGTCCGAGAATCTTAGTAATGATGCCTTTAGCTCCTGCAAAAGCGGACAGCTTATCACCTACAACGGCCGGCTCGACGCTGCGTACAACAACTTTAACAAAGCCCCGCTCATTGATGACATCCACAACTTCGCCAGGAACGTCTTTTGTCCACGTTTCCGAGATATCGGAATATGCGGTCGAGAGCAGCTTTTTGTGTATATTAACTAATTCAGTTTTACTTAGCGTGACTTCTTTTACGGCAGGTATAAGAATGTCGTCTTTGTGAACAACCGTACCTTTTTTTATAATACCGTTCTCGTCGTAGTTATCTCTAAAGCCTTTGCGGAACTTATCAAGATTTTGTGGGTATCGGGCAATGTACGTCGCTAGCCCTATAGCCACGCCGTCCTCTTTCTCCACTCTGTGCTCGTTTTTGTGCACAGATGCGAGCTTTTGTGCGGCTTTGTAGGAGATGACTGTACCGTCCTCGAAGTTGTAACCTTTGTAAGGTACCATAGCCACGAGAAGGTTTTTACCGAGGGCGAGCGTGTTGTCTTTGGTGAAATTGTTACGTACCAAGGCTTGCCCGGCCCGGACCTGCTCACCTACAGTCACAATAGGCTCATCGTGCAAAAATGTCTTAGAGTTGAGCGGATAGTTATTATGGATAGCTACCGCGTGTGTCTTACCTTTGTCCTCTTTTATGAAAACAGTGTCCGGTGTGATCTTCGTCACCGTACCGGCTACAGGCGCTTTAACAAGAAAGTTCTCTCCTAAGAGCTCTAGATAGCCTTTGTTGACTTTAGTCAGTCTGTGTAAAACCAAAGGCTTGTCTGGATCAGCCAATTGCACCGACTGTTCGATGTGTTTGTCGCCCATCAGAACGCGGTTAGCGCTATTACTGTTAACAAACGGAATGACGGACGTGCTCGACGAGAAGAAGGTTGCTGGATCGTTGAATATGTAATCCACGTCCGCAGGATTGACCTCAAGCAGTTTGGTGTTTTTACGCGCCTTGACTGTCGTGTATTTATCCTTCAGCTTAGGTGTACCGGTACCGATGTTTGTATACTGGTCAGCAAAAGCTACCGTATACGGCATAAGCGCTTCAACGGACATCCGCTTTTTCTCGCCTGTGCGCGCATCAAAGACTGTGAGGAAAAGCGTATTCCCAATTTTCTCCGCGCCCAGCGAAAGGTGTCCGGTAATACCGATCTTAGGTCCTTCTGGGGTATGTACCGGATCAAGCACACCGAAGTGCGAGGCGTGTACGGCGCGCACGGCGTCGCTGACCGCACGCGTACTTTGTATACCGCCCTCACCCATGATCGTGGTGGTTGACGCGACGGCGTTCATATCAATCGGATTATTTTGGTCTGAGAATCTGGTAAACTCAGATGTTGTCATAAAGTCTTTGATATTGTTATCAAAGAGTGACGATGGTAGTACGGCCGGTATAGTCGCTTTGCGTGTCATCTGGTAAGCGACAATGCGCTTTACTGCCGCTTCTTTGCGCCGCAGGCGTTCTGGAATAAAATCCTCGATTGAGTGAATCGACTTGAACGCGAGCGACTCGATGTCATCCTCGTCTGCCATACCTTTCGATATAAAAATACATCTGCGTATGGCGGCGGCTACCGCGGCCTTGTCGATCTTGTCAATACCAGAAATACCCAGTGTCAGTTTGTTGACCGCCGGATCGAGTGGTTTAGATTCTAAGAACTTACGCGCCTCGAGTTGGTTCTCAATTAAAGAGCCATTTTTGGCGTAAGGCCATAAAGCCAACAACAGTTTTTGCGTATCAGGCTCTATACGCGCGGCTTTCTCATTCACATCAAGCAGGTCACCGAATATGTCTGGTAAGTCGCCCGGTAATGCGCCCAGGGCAAGTAATACAGAATACACAGGCACTTTCTTATCTGTACCGACCTTCAGGCGAATAACACCAGTCTTCCTGTCGAGCAGTAACTTGTATGTACCGGCGGCGGTCGTGTTCAAATACGCCTCCACGGTGTCCCCGGCCTTTATGGTCGTGTAAACACCTGGACGAAGACGTAATTGATTGATTATCTGAACTTCGTTGCCGTCAACGATATACGAATTACGCGACGTGATGTGCGGCATCGACAGTATGAAGTAGCCTTTGCGGCTATCGAGTATCGTCCCTGTCGCATCCTTTAGTTCTACATCCGCTGTCAGCTTACTGTCAACGGACCGCTCGCGCAACTTAGCCTCCTTTTGGGCAGTGATGTTATCCATAACATGCTGGCCTGCGTCTGACCAACGAAGATTGGATACAGTCAGCGTGGCGCCGTTGCGGGCAGTTATCGGAAACATGTTCGCCACAATACGACGAACTTCTTCTAGCAACTGTATGTGTTGTTGAAGCTCTTTAGACATCATCTAACTCTGTTTCTTGTGGCGCACCTGTGTATTCAGCGATAAGCGCAGCCTGTGATTTATATATGGGCAAATCTTCGCCAATTTCGTAAAATATAACACGCACTACATATTCGCCTCGCTGGTGAGACTCTTTCTCGCTTACGATCTGGAAACGTTCTGGAGTGTTTTGCAGTATTTGCCAGAAGGTTGATTCACGAGACGTATGTAGGTTAAGCAATACGATGCGTTTACGGCGCAGCTGTTCGTCCAAACCGCGCGCCACGAACTTCGCAGCTGCTGCGCCTAGCGCGGGTCGGCTAGCTATGCTGGAGTTTATCCCCTCTAGCACCTGCTTTGATAGGACGTTGGTTATGCGGTTGTTTGCCATGACTCAAATACCTGCGTTAGGACTACGCGGCGGCTTCTGCTCCGGTAACGTGCGTACGGTGCGTGACGCCTCTTCGCCGCGGCGCTGAATACGCGCAATAGCTGCCGCAATTTGCGGGTTTGATTTTTGCAAGCGCATAGTCATGTCTGCAATCATATCCGGCGGCGTCGCTTTTAGCACATTCTCTGCCATGCTGTCAAGTACCTCGGAGCTATATGATATAGGAGAGCCGCCAATCTGCTCTGGCATAGGCGAGCCGATAGCTTGGGCCACGTTCGCCATATTCGACCGGTCTTGCGGACTTCCGAGCTCTTTGTATGATTCCAGAGCTGCTTTGCGCTGCGCCTCTTCTGCGGCCTTAGTACGTGCAGCCTGTGCTTGCGCCTCAAAGGCCGCCATAGCAATCTGCGCCTTACCTTGAGCGTCTGTCTGCGCCAGCATCTGTCGAGCAAGCGTTGCGTTACGCGTCTCCTCCTCTTCCCGCTTGTATTTCTGCTCAGTCGCGTAGTCAAAGCCGAGCTCTTGTATCACCGTGCGGTCGGATAACGTATTTGTCTGACGAAGCGTCATGGCGATTTGCTTCTGCTGAACGTCGTCCGCCATCTTAAAGTCTCTGTGCCTGATTGTAATGTCCGGCAAAGCTGCCCAGGCCTTTACTCTAGGGATGATGAACTTATTCAGCAGCTTTTCGAGCTGGGTTATACGGCCTAAGAACGTGTTCTCTAACATACGCAACGTGACGCTACTGCCGCTCCAACTCATATTGCCGTAGATCATGTCACTAGGGATGTCCAGTCCGCCTGCGATTTGTTGACGAATCTGTGCCATATCGTTGTGCACGTTGAGCGCCTGCGCATTCCCACCGATACTTTGAACCTCGGCCGGGAATGGTACGGTGAATATAGCGTTCGGATCCCGGCGCCACTTGTTGACGATGTTCTGCATACGGCTTGACCACTGGCCAAGATCGTTGTGCTGGTGCGGCGAGTGATCACCAGATATAGGTCGCGGGATCAGGAGACGTAGTGGCAATACGTGTTCCATCGCGATCGCCTCTTGTGCGCGTCTATACGCTTGGAATAACCAAGCATCTTTGAATACCGCCAACATCGGCGGTATACCATATGCCTGATCGTAATACGAGCAGCTCGGTACACGCATGTGGTATATGTTGTCTTTGTCAAGCTCTACGTCGCCGCCGCGCTTGATGGCGTGTAAAAACACTAGCGGTGTGTCCACAACAAGGTATTTATTCTCGTCGTTTTCCGCGTTAACTATACCTTTGCGCATCCACCTAGGAATCTTGTAAATATAGCGCGCGTGACCCGTAATCTCGTTCTGAACTACTTGTATATACTCAGGAAACCATCGTATAAGTTTAAGAGACTTTTTACGCTTGATGGGTCGGTCTTGTACGTCATACTCTGTCCGCTCACCGCATTTGTTGCATTTTCCTACGAATGTATGGTCGCGGTAGTGCCAGTCCAACGTAGGATCCTCAATTGAGAAGTTAGTCGAACATTTCTTACACGTCAGTTGCCTCTCGAACGGAAAAGAGATTGAGCAGTAGGCATTGCCAAAAATCTCATAATCCAGCAACATTTTAAGCTCAAATTCTTTGATATCGAGCGTTTCTTCCAACACACTCTGCCACGCATCGCGATCTTTTTTTGATTCGGTGTCGTACAGAATATCTGTTATCACATAGGAGCACTTTTTGTTGATCAGGGGCGCAATCTCTGAGTGTGATAGATACAGGTAAAGGCACCACCTGAATAACTCTTTAACAGTCCTGGGTATCTCTTGATTACTTAAATCAAAGAACGGGTGCGGATACATGTTTTGCGACCGCGGACCGCCGGAGCTGCCTATACCGCCTACGGCGTCGCCACCACCAATCAGATTATTCGACCCTATCATACGTTAGTTGTCTCCAATACTTCGTTGCGGAAGCGCCCGATACGATCCACCACATCCCCTATGACTTGATACAGCTTGCGTGACTGCTGTACAACAATATCGTCGTCGGCGCCGGGCAACAGCGCAGGTTTTATTTTAGGTAAGGCTTCGTTAAGTTCTGCTGCACCGTATACCGGTTGCGCAAATTTAAGTAAAGGGGGATACTTCAACAAGCCAAAATTCTCGCAGCACACCCGTATATACGTCACAACCTCGCGCCCGAATTTGGTCACATCGACAGGACCTATCATATATAACGCATACAGAATCTCAGAAGGTGTGCTTAGGCTAAGCAACTCTGGATCAATCACAACGTCGTTTATAGACTGCACAATGTGCTCGAACGCCGCGGCATCTGTGTAAAACAGATCGGTCGTGAGAAACACACGGAAAGCATTGATTTTATTGGCCACCTCGCTTGATAGCTGCACGTGCCATACACGCTCTATTTCTGCATAAAGCGTTTCAGGTAGCCAGGTTAACCACGCGTCACCGAACTCTTTTGTTAACAGGTCTCTGTACACGCGAGGCGGCACGCCTGTCGCTGTGAAAATTTGTTGCACGCAAGCTTACACTCCAAAGTATAGTTTACGTGCTTTTACGTAATTAGAGCCCCATTTCTGCTCCATATGTCCAGTAACGCCGACAGACGCGGCTTTACGGAACGACTCAGAGTTCTTTGGGTATCTCTGTTGTAGATGTAACAGATGTTGCTCTACGCTAAGTCCTTTAGCGGTCGCCGCATCAATAGGCAAGTTCGTGTGCGCGTCAACCACGCCGGCTTCTTTGTCTAGTAACCACTCTTGATTTCGTCTACGTACGTGCGGTAAAGACCAGCCGCCATAAACAGCCTTGGACGGATCTAACAGCCCTTGCGTGTAACGCATGTCGAAACCTGCGTGTTTGTCGAACAGTGTCAGCAGCTCGACGGCTTTATCTGCGGAAGCTTCCTCTATGTCGTTACGCAGCTCGGCAAACAGGTGTTGCATCTCCGAGGATGCATTCTTACATAACATCTCCCTATCGTCTAGCGCGCCTTCTAGAAGCGGTCCCGTAACAGGTTTTTGTACATAATCCCACACGTCTTGACGTGTCAACGCGTCCTCGCCTGCGGCTTTAAACAACGCTGTTGCCGCTTGTGTGCGCTGGTCGATAGGCATACGGTGTAGCTCCCACGCCAGCCTGTCTTCCGCCAGTTTAGCGAGGTCTGCTGCAGTTTTGATTACAGGTTCTTCCACACGCACAGTAACGCGCTCGACGGTCGACGGCGCGTCTGCCGCATGCTGCGCAATGGACGCACGCTTCTCTATACCAAATTTCTCACACGCTTTGTATAGACCATGACCAGCGGCCGCCTGTATCTCTGGCGGCAGACTCGTGTAGTGGTTATCAAAGTACAAACAAGAAACCTTGGTTATCGTCTCGTTGTAGACAGGAAATCTCCTCTTGTAACCTGTTCGGCCAGCGATCTTTACCGCGAAACAAGAGTCTGGTAACGTATCCAGCTTGTCTGCGGGCAGCAGCTCGCGACCGAAAAGCGCTGTAGCGCGGGGGTTCTCGATAAATGCCGGATCGTCATAACAATCCAAAATAGCTCCGGCAAACTTAAAAAGTTCAGTCATGTTATGATCCTTGGTATTGCATGGGCGCCGCTTTTAACGCGTCGGCGTCTGCGCGGCCCGGTGTCGTCGGTACACCTCGCTGAGTATCACGCGCGATCGCCTTGGGACGTGCTTTAGTTTCCGCGCCTACTTCTTGTTGCGACCGACCTTTGGGTGTGCGCCGTAGAAGCTCTGTTAGACCAGATGCGTGCGCCAGATCGGGTATGCTGCCTGCACGGGGTGCCGGCCTATCCGGGTCCATCGGAGGCTTAGCGTTCGATTGCTGAATCTGCTTGGTCAGTTCTTCAAGCTCTGCCTGAGCTTGTACAACCTCTGCGCGCAGCTGTAGATTCTGCAGTATCGACGTAAGTCGCATATTGTCTTGCTCGATCGGATCTGGCATAGGCGCCATGCTAGGATCACCCATAGCAGGATCGCCTTGACCAGGCGGAGGACCTCCTTGACCTCCTGACGGCGGCGCCGCAGCCGCAGCCGCCGCAGCTAGCTTATCTAGAATGTTAGACATAATTCTATATTAAGTATAGGTCTTATCAATTAAGCGGAATGTGCAGACTTTGTTCTTGTGCAGGGGAGCGCCAAGTATTTATGCCGTAGACGCCTGAAACAATAGGGACACCGCTTGCTAGGCGAAGGCCGAATGTGATAGGAAATACCGAGTTAAGTACACCACCGGGGTAGCCTTCTTCTGATACCTCATCCGCGGACGGTAATGAGAAATACACTGTGTATGCGAATGCGTTGCCCGGAACGGCTGCGACGCTGATGTCTTTCAATACCAGTTCTGGATACACGGCATCAGCGACAGGCACAATAACAGGCATAGTTGTCGGCACACGATCAAACGTTACTACAAGACTGCTCGAGCCTGTTGGGCTCGTCGCCAACCATTGTTGGAATGTTCTGGCCATATCTAGCCTCGTCGGACCTTGCGCAGGAAGTGCATTAACTTTAAGAAGCGACACAGCGCTTGGTCCGTCTACTAATAGACCGCGGTGACGCGCATCAGTCGGCGTAATCGCGTCGATTACAGATTGCGGCCATTCTCCGGCACCTAGCACGTGACCAGGCGCCCGCAAGAGGTGTACACGCAACTTAGTGTCTACCAACGTTATAGGCGGCGTCAGTCGCGCAGTAATAGACGTGTCGCTCTGCGTTAGTATATCGAGGCTGCTTATTAGCGCGCGGAAAAGTCCACCGTCGACACCTTGTCCGGGAGGGCTTTCTCTCAAATTACCCGCGCCTGCGTTTTCAAAGCCATCTACAGACAGTCTTATGCCAGCCAGACCGTCGCCTGCGGCTACATTACCCGCACCGAGACCCGTACCTGTTATAACTAACGTGGTTGTCTGGCCGAACTCCATCGAATCTTCTTCCGCCGAAGTCAGCGTCACTGACGTAATGGCCGGATTACCTGACGAGGCGGCTAGAATAGGTACTGTCGGCGACATACGGAACGCGTCACCGCCTAGCGCTACGATATCGATGCCGACGGATTGACCGCCCGTACCTTCCGCTATGTTAGCGGAGAACACTAGTTTAGTACTTGTGCTCCCAGGCAGTAACGAGGCGCCTGTGATTATCGGAACCACGCCCGTGTGATTGAATACATACGCGTACGATAACGGCGGCCTACCTACAGGAGGCGCAGGGGGTATTAGATAGCTACCATCAATAGTTATAGTTGCGCCTACCGTACCTTCGACATTAGGATTAATGATGAAGCCCGTTATGGCGGGTAGCGGGTACACGCTGACTACAGTATTTGTGTTGAACTGACTTGTGATAGCTGTGTTGTCTATCTCTAACCGAACGGTGATTCCCTTCCCGTCTTTGTTATTCGCCACTCTCGCGTTACCCGTCACCAGCGACGGTGAAAGCGATGTAATGGTGACGGAGCCGCTCAATAGAGAAACACCGAGCTCGTCTACGAAATCTACCAGCAAGTCTTCGCCGCCGGTATCGAATTGACCTAGTAGTGCGAACTCAAAGTAATGACCTTCGCTAGGGTTCGTCACAAAAGACGCCGACTGTGTATTTATTGTCGCGACAATTTCAACGGCGTCGACGAGCGTATCCTCCAACGGATCTCCGGCTGTAGCGTTCGTGGCTTTGATCGAGATTGTGTCGCCTAGCGCCGCTTCGGCTAACGTAACCAAGGTGCGGTACACATTACCTGTCACGTGCTCGAACTGCCCAAAAATAACAGATGTGGATGTCGCAACACCTGTTGGTAAGATATTACTGAGGCGCGACGGTGTTGTGTCGTTTATGCGCACATACAGCCACCGAGAACCTAACTCGCCTATGGACCAGCCAGTTACACCAGAATCAACGGCGTCTAAATCCGCTCGCACAATATCGGGCGCAGTTGCTTGCTGTGCCGGTATGTTACTGATTGTTAACGTAGTATTTGCTTGCGGATTGCGTACGACGAGCGACACGAGAGCGGGGAGCGTTCCGCCTCCAACAAGGTCTCGAGTACCGATGCGTACGGTAAAGATCCGATCGGGGCCGGCGTCGACGAATGTGGGAGTACCCACGATTGTGAGAAACTCTGTACTAGGTGCGGCAACAGTTATCACGGTACCCGGCTCAAGGGTACTTATCACGCCCGTTAATGTGATATTCTGCACAGTATCTTCTATACACGTGCCTGCTGTGTAGGTAACGCTCGGTGTCGAGCCTGGTGCCGATCCGACAGTGCCCAGCACGAGCACTGACGACTGAGGCGTCGTCGGTAAAACGTTAGTAAACGTTACCTGAATCGACGTCGCAGGTACCGCAGATAGCTGAAGTCCCGTCACTGTCCAGGTCTCGAACTCGCCGCCTGCTGAAGAAGATACAGACACGCCGCCCGAGCTGCGCGTAAGTGTTGCAGTAGTGGAGAAACCAGAAGTTAGCGTTAATTGTGCGCCGATAGTGGTGCCGATATCCGCGTCAGGATACCAAACCTGGATCTCAAGTGTGACTGACGAACCTGCGTTTAAATTAGGCGTTAGTACACCCGATACAATCTCGGGCGCCTTGGGCGCAATTCCTGCTGCCGGAATAAATGTGACGGTGTTAAAAAGCGCCGGCGCTTCCGTGTCGCGGAGCTCCATAACGACCGGCGATGTACCGCCTGGTTGCCAGCCGTTGTGGCGGACACGTCCGGCAACAAACACCAGCTCCCGTACTGGGTCTGCGATAGCGTTGTAGCTCAATCCTACAGCCGTCACAGGGGCTGTAGGCGGCAGTCCAGTCACACCCTCGTTAACACTCAGCCGTCCGCGCATTATGCCGCTGTAATACACGTCTACCGGACCTGTCAGCGTAAGAGCGCTGCCGACAGAACCTGCGGTATCCGCAAGGGTGTAGCCGGGAAGCTGCTCGAAGCCTTTACCAGACGTCCAGAATGCCGGACCTAGCGGGATATTACGGCCCGACAATACAAAAACCACAGATGCGCCTTCCTCTACAGGTTGCCCAGGCTCGACAGGCTCCCACTCATTAGCTGGTGTGAACTTGTAGGTCAGCGTCTGCTCTACAACCGGAGCGGCTGCGCACACTTCTAGTGCTTGCGTAAACACAGCTACATAATCTGTATCAGCTTGGTACTGCGGAACTATCTCTGCTGTTACCCGAGCACCCCACGGTAGACGCGTACCGCCAAGTATGCCGAGCTGCAGGCTGTGTCCCGCTGCCTGGTTAAGCTCCCTAAGCTGCGTACCAGAGAACCTACCAAACGATATTGGTAGCTCTTCGCCAACAGAATAAAATTCTTCTCCGTAGCCGCCGTCGAACCAGTTATGCGGTATGTTACCACTTGCCGCGCGTAATCGTAGTATCGAGAATTCTGGAATAGGTAGATCTCTGCCGAGGAGTGTGACGGCCGATGTACCGAGCGCGCGTAGGCATTGCGTGGATGTTATAGGTGAAGGTATGGGTGTTCCGCAGTGTACGTTATGCTCTGCCGATGTCGCCGTGTTCTGAATCACAAATGACTCAGACAACAGCGCCGTCGGTACCACGTTACTAATAACACGCCACTGATTAGCAGATACTGGACCTGCTCCATCTACGTCAAATGACTGCTGAAGTGCGACGCCCGCCCAATCCGCGGTGTTCGTTGTTGGACACACGCCAGTTACCGTACCGCCTCCAGCGCCTGTAGGTATTGAAACAATACGCGGCGTAGTCCGCTCGCCTACACTTGCTGCACTGAAAACCCCGATATCGAATAGCGCGTCTGAAGAAAGGCCGCTCAGCGAATATGTTGTCGAGAATCCGAAGTGTCCGCAGTCTGCGACCGCGGGCGTCGTATTAGCTAGCTGATCGATCAGATCGCGGACAACCGTGAAAAACAGCCCATCTGTTGCCGTAAATAATCTTGTGAAGATTAGGCCACCTTCGTAGTAGTAGCTAATGGTGAAATCTGCCGATGCGTCTGTAGCGCTGATGCTAAGCTCGTGGCTGCCTATCAAATATGTCCTAGGTAGGTTAGTCCAACCTACACCGCCGTTTGGATTTGACCATCCCGCAGGACTTGGGAACGCGGTAAATACGGCGGTGGCTACCAAAGATCGAGCCACGAGCTTGGGCATGAGCCGTAGCGAGCCGTTAACCGCGCGTACCTCCAGTGCCAGACTTACTCCGAGTTCGACAGGTTGTGCTGTAGTTAACGACTGCGCACGGGGCGATGCCAGGAGATGTAGCCAAAGTGACCATTGGTCTGTCACCTGCGCAATAGACGGGCCGTACTCTGGGCCGACTTTAACAGTTACGCGCTGTACGAGACTGTGCGGTACCGTTGACCGCAAAAACGCAGAACAAAAACCAGCACCATTACCTGTTGACAGGCGCGCACCCGCCGGCGCTTTCATCACAAAGCCCGCCGCGTTAGGTTGATTCTTGACCAGTATCCAGTCCTGCTCGATCAGTGAGGATCCTGCAGCGCCTGTAAAATCGATATGCGCAACGACCGGCGCAATCTGCTGTACTGACGGCGCAGCCGCACCAGCGGCCGGTCTAATCAACACGACGCCTGGTATACTTTGCTCAACATCACAATTCTCAAATTGCAGGGTAGCCACATCAAGGAAAGATTGTGTTACGAGTCCTCCGACGCGTCTATCAATTTGACCGATCTTGGTATCCGTGTGTATCGCGATATTGTCTAGGTGCGCATCGAGCTCTGCGTGAGAATACGCGCCTGCGGCAGATAAGCTGCTATGCGAAATACGTCCGCCAGAACCAGGGCCTCCGTCGTGCGTGTGACCCTGCGCATTACTGAACAGCGCGTCTATAATGGCGAAGTTTGCATTTATAGGTCCCGCCCACGAACCCGGAAAATCGCCTGTCGCTGGGATATTGAGATATAAGTTAATTGTTTGCATCACTCAGCTCTGTTGATTTCCACAGGATAGTGGGTTATGTCTTTTAGCGCCACACGCGCTTTATTAGGTACAACAAATCGCCGTTGCACACCAGCCTCAGGCATGTCTGCCGTTACCAAAGCTCCTTGAATTAGCGGTATACTAAACTCGCCCCTGCAGTTCACAGGAGCGGTAACCGCATCCCGCCGCGCCATAAAAGACGTTTTGACCGTCTGTGGCGCGTCCTTCTCGTGTACGAAGAAGTTCACAGACTCCGCGCTCGAGCCACCCATCACGTCCACAACTTCGCCGTATACTTCGCAAAACGAATGACGTGTCTCGGTTTTACGTAACATAAGTATGGCGCCACCTTCGATGGGCTCATCTGTCGGTGTCGCGAGCCACGCAAGCTCGTAGACTGTAAATCTGGCTAAATGAAACTCTGTGGGAGTTGTATAAACACTGCGGTCAAAGAAGTACGGGTAGATCGTTTGACCTAAAACCGTAGGCGTCTCTTCCCCTCGAAGTTGTCTGTATATACGATAACCGTACAGGTTATTACGTCTATACGAAGGGTACCACGTCAGGAGGCGATTCACGACCCCAGATGGGTGTTTAGCAAACAATGCGTAGCGCTGCAGCGCTGTTTCTGGCGAAACCGTTGTGGACTGGGTACACCAAAAGATTGTTAGCTCGGTTCCGGGAAACGTGTTCGTATCACTCACCGAGTAATCATCAAGGTTATATACACCTGGTGCGCTTTCTATAAGACGCTCCAATGTCAACACATCGACTTGCTCTCCTCGAATGTTGTGGACAATACCGTACAGCGCAGGCGCCGACGTCGGTTCGCCTAAACTATTTATTGTACGGATCGTTATGTCTATCGTAGACGTATACATGCGTTCTATATGTAGTGTAATCTTGCGCACTCTTACTCAAGCGCTGCATGTTTCGTACAATAAATGTCATAAGTATTATAGGAAGGGGACGTCTATGACGAATAAACTACCGCGACTGACCAAAGCGGAATTGCGTCGGCTAATTTTAGCCGTACTTCTAGATCCCACAAACACGGACCCGCGCGTCGTACAGATTCGCGCGGAGATCAAATCCCGAGCAGAGGAAAACAAAAAGGAGTGGCTACGTGAGTCAAAAGAACCTACTGCAGAGTGACCGTGAGCTCCCTGTCGACGAGGTCACAAGACTGTTTCGGTGGTGTACCCGCACACAAAAAGTGGCAGGGCACACACAGGACGATCTAGTGCAGTACCTGTGGGAGCAGCTACTGCAGAGCGGTCCAAAAAAGTGGTTCGCACCTTTTTTGCGCCGGTTCGCACGATGTCGGTTAGTCGATCTACAGAAGCGTGTGTTTCTCAGGCGAGATACCTACGACAAATATACGCGTGAGCTTCCGGCAGTCGAGCAGGTAGCAAGCTGCGTCGAGACACACGACGTCGCGTTTGAGATCTCGCAGTTCCGAAAATCCGGATTATCCAGACATGCCCACACGCTGCTAACGGAGATCGCGCAGACCGGTTATCTGCGCCCGCGCACAGAGAAAGAACAGTTCTCACTGCGTACAGGTAGGGAAGAAATACGTCGGCGGTTCTTCAACGAGCTTACGTCGGAAGACGTGGCCAATTCTTTCAGCAAAAAGAAATGCAGATCTACGCACTAAAAAAAGGTGATCGCCGTCCCCGCGTGGGAAGGGATTGGATCGCATCAAGTAGCCCGGTGGCGCCTCTGGATACTCTGACGGTTAACGCAGACTTTGCTGCGTTTGTAGATAGCCGCAAGAAACTGCGGACTGTCGCACGCTGGGAACACGTGCAGCATGTGATACGTAATACCGTATACCAGCAACTGCTGCAGCATCTGATGCAGCATCTGCTCTGTTCCACAAAGGATGCGGCAGGGCCGCGCGTGACGGCAGCTCGTGCGGCCCTCCATCGGGGCCTTGTACGTGGTCAGCTGTGGCGTGGAGCTGTCAAAGACTTACTCACCGAGGAAGGGCTAAAGCTGGTGGATACGCTGGCGCATACGCCTTGGGCGCAGGCTGTGGACAGCGCTCGTAGCTGGCTGCCGCTGGATCCCCGCATCACGGAGCGAGGGTTGAGCATTTGGTGTGGCTTGTTGTTCGACAGCGAGGTAACTCGCGACGCGAGAAGGCTAAGGAAGGATGGCTGACTGTTCCACTGAACGAGGCAGGTCTGAGGTAGTCGCCTTACATGAATCGCTGCATGACCTCTATGTGGAAATAGCGATTATTAAGGAGAAGATACGCTACGCGACTGCGCACGCCCGTGTCTTCGACCCGACGCATTTGTGTGCGGGTTGCGATAAACATCAGACACTACTCGAACGCGTAGCGCAGATGTTGCGCGATCGGGGGTATCAAGTACCGGTGAATGCCGCGTACGACGAAGAGGCTGCAATCAGTAGCCTTGTGGCAGCTCTCGACAGACGCTGCGTTTAAAAAAAAGAGGCCGCTTACGCGGCTTCTTTTTTAGTCTATATTCAGTAGAGGTACAAAATGCTCCGTACCGTCTGCTTGCTCCAGCAAAATACCTTTATCTGTCAAAATGTCTAGACACTCTGGCTTGTAGAATAGTGTCAAGTAGAGGGTAGTTCCTGCGGCTGCTGAATCTACAGATAACCAGATATGGGAGCCTTCTGCGACTGTAGCGCCACCAACAGCGAACGCCTGCTCTGTAGGAAACTTATTACCTAAAGCTGCGCTAGTTGTGGTGCGGCTGGAGACGAATAACGCGGTACCTATGCCGCTGTAGTTGGCGCCGTGACGTATGTTCCAAACCACAGACGGCGTGTCACCAACCTGTGTGGCGACTACGTACGTTATGTCTGCGGCGGTCCTGCTATATGTTATGTAGTGTTTACCTACACTGACATTCGGTATACTGACCGTAGTCTGTAAAGTAGGACAGCCTGTAGGCCCTGCGGGACCTGGTATGCCACTTAGTTGGCCGCTAAGTACCGCACTGTTGACGCGGATATTCAAGCCGCTGTTGTCGCAAGGATTGGTCATTATAATGCTCCGGTTATTCTAGCCGACATGTCTTGCAGCGCGCTACCGACAGTACCTGGCGTTTTTGCTCCTGTTATTAGTGTATCCTCACCTAACCTAGACGATATAGGTACATCTAGGCGATCGATTACCGCCTGCTTTATCGTGGTTATGTCTTCTTGTGCCACCGAACCAGTCGTCACAATAGTAGCGATAGATGAGCGCGAGAATAACACGGTCACATTGAAGTTCCCGACCGTTGGGGCAATCAGCGCGGCGGTGTCGGGAATAGGGAATAGATTACCTGATATGTTTAATACGTGATTTGCTTCTTGCGGCCGGATACGCCATCCGTTTTGTAGGAAAAAGTAGGCGCCTACAGACAGCCCGCCGCCCAGCGGCTCACCGCCTACAGATGGCGCAAACGCAGGAAGAAATTTAGAATTAGTCCCTTCGCGCATCCAGTTTTTCCAGGCCGAATACATGTATCCGGCGGTCACCGATGTTGTACCCGGACCTAGAATGATCAAACTGTTTTCGCTATCAAACGCGATCATGGGTTAAGGTATTGTCTGTCTACCTGCTGCTGAATAGGTATGGATGTAGATACTTGAGACGAGTAGCCTGTCAACCGGATATTTTGGTAACCAAGTCCCAGTATAGCTATGTCGACCAGCTGGTCCGCCTCTACCTCGAAAATAAATGAGCCGGTCGTGATCTCCTCAGAGCCTGTGAGCTCGTTTGTCGTACCGGACTCGTACACGCGCACTTCTGTGGGATTCTTTAGTCCGGTCAGCGTGATGGTCAACGGTTCGAGTGGATATACGGTAGTACCTTGTACCTCAGTTGTTGTCGTTACGTTAATTTGTATGAACGTCAGCGCATTCGTGACGTTTGCTGTGACACATCTGGCGCGTACCTGCAGTAAAAAACCTGCCTCGGGATCCGTTATAGTCTCTTGGGGTATTCTATTAAACGTGAGTGTACCCGACACGGTTCCCGTGTTTGCTGCGGACACTGTTATACTCGTGCCGTTATCGACCGATACTACTCTGGCGCTAGCTGCGATACCTGTACCGAATACGGACGAGTCGACCTGCACGCCGGTCGTGTCACTCATAGTCACCGTAGTGCTGCCTGACGAGCCGCCGCCGCTTGTGCGCGTATAATACAACGTCCGCCACTCATCCTCATCCGGCCAGCCGCTGCCAAAATTTATCTTGTATTCTAAAACGTGGTTGGTCGCGTTCGTGCCTGTTATAGTAGGTGCGGTATTGGTGAACGCCGTGAACCCTGTAAAGCGTCTAGGGGTTGTCCAGGTAACAGAGTCGTCAATCGCTGTAAGGATAACTTGGCCTGTTGACGTGAACTTACCGGTACCTGTCGGCTGCGTGCATTGTGCGGCTGTCGTGTCTGTCGGCTCGTTGCACGAAATGATCAAACGGCCTGCTGTAGAAGATGTAAAATAACTTTGCCAGTGGGTACCGTAAACAGCTGCTTGGCCGGTTACGGCCGGTGTCCCGCCGCAACCCAACACAACGCTATTTAGCGTTGCCACTTGTGACGCATCTGCGTAGTCGCCGTAACAAGACTCGTATAGGATATTAATATCGGAGTTCACCGTGGTCCACGTACCTGTGCGTGTGTTGTTTACATAAATACGCTTGAGTCGTAGATTGTTGTTGTTGCCGCCGCTAACCCATATGAGACCACTCGTCTGCACCGTGCCTAGCACCAACGGTGTACTGTATGTGCCTATACCTGTAAATAGTGAGTCGTTGGCGCCGGCTGTATTAAATAATCCAAGATACGGATGCGTATTTGCTACAGGAAATTGTATATCCGCGTACCAGCGAACGGCCTCGGTGTTCGTCAATACGCAAATATACACACCTAGAGATGACGTCGTCGTGCCTGTTATAACATCTGCGTAACTGAGCGTACCTGTATGCTGCACTTTTGAGCAGGCTGTGTGCAGAAACCTACCGGCAGCGATAACGTTTGTGTTATGCCAACGGCAGTTATTTGTTCTGGTTGTTGTGACGGCGCCTGTTGTGGCGTGTGCTCTATTGAGCACAGAAACAAACGCACAATCAAAGAACGTGAGATCGTTCACGGACGATAGGGATGCTGCATAGCCACCAGTAGCTAGGCTGTAACGCACAAACATTGAATCACTTATTGTGCCCCCGGAAAAACACGAAACTAGGGTCAGCGGTATAGCTAACTGTTGCTGAGTCACACCAACTATCGTGTTTTGTATATTAAGCGCTTCCGATTGCTCGCCAATAGTCAATATCGTCGCAATAGCTGTGTCAACAATGTCCGTGTTGAATGCTTGCTGGAAGTTGGCGTACCACAGCACTACGCACTTGTCTAGCGCTACTTCACCTGCGTTGGTCGTCACGAATTCTTGACGCGTCGCTAAGGTCGCGTTTGGGAGTACGCGCGGTCCAGAACCTTGCCCGACTGTGCGTGTACAACAGGTCAGAAAAACATTTGGTATACGCACCCGGCACCCAGCCGGCGGTAAATAACCGACATCGTTAGTACCGTCGTTACCTATGCGGATACCCGCAGTCGTTTGCCGCACTATTTTTCCTCGAAAGCTATCAGTAGGCGTGTTGGCATCAGCTGGTGCGGTACCGTTGCCGCGATACCACTCATATACGTTCGAGTCGGGTGCGGTCTCTATCTGGACACCAGGTAGTACGCCGTCGACTGTTTCCGCTGTCGGACAAAGCAGTACTTGCCCGCGCGTACCTGATGTCGTGCCCAGATCTAACCAATCGCCTACAACCTCGAATCGACCAACGCGCGGTACTGTGATGGTAGCGGTGTCCGCACCTCGTACCTCTATCCACCCGCGGCGCTGCGTACCCGCTCCTGTGGCGATAGTGACACCGTTAGCTTGTATAGCGGCCGCGTCTACAAAGTCTTCGCCGGAAAACGCGCGTATCTTTATCCAGCCGGTAGATGGTATAGCCGCGCCTACTGCAGTAGGCGCAGTCTGAAACGTTTCCCATATACCTAAAAAATAGCCGGTAGCTGTACGACCTGTTTGTGTGATAGTCTGTCCAATAGCCGGAGCGTTGCCTGTACCTCCCGTGTACGGGATTATCCACACGTTGGTACCGTCAATGCGGACAATCCCGCCGGTCTGCGCAAACGCTACCGTATCTAGCGACCCGCCTGCGAGCGAGTGGTTTGCGCATTGGAATGTGTCCGTGTCTATCAGTAACGTGCTGTTGTTGCTGACAGTGAACGTGTCTAGCGTGGCGTTCACGCTAGGCGATGTGAGTGTGTCAAAATTAACGACAGCGCCTGAGTTAATTGTGTAGGCTGTCATGGGTTACCGATCACGCAGGGTTTGCGTAGTTACGTTCTAGCGGAGCAACTAACGATATAACACTGGACGGGAATTGGACCGTACCGGAGGCGCGCACGTATTGCCCTGTCGACAGACCGATAGCGACCGCTATGATAGGGACGTCGGTACCTGGTGTGCGGCCGCCAGTGGTATCGCCGTCATAGTCGTATATTAATTGTACGCTTGCACTACCGCTGACATTACCGGTCATCGAGCCGCCCCCGTCCACGGGAACAAGTAGTCCACCGGCCGTGCCCCATTCATCACCATCAGGCGTCTCGTCGGGATCTGTGAAGTATAACCAATATTTCGCGTCAGGGTCAGCCACTAAGTTTGCGCCAAATTGTATAGTAACCGTGGCCTTTCTTGGGAAAGTGCGCTCCGCACCAGTGTTGTCCACAAATACTAAACGGTTGACATCAGCTGGTGCGAAATTGTCTATATAGACACCGGTTCCGCCGCCGTCTTCGTTGCCTGAAGTAGCGGCTCGTAGCGTATCGCCGATGAATTGCAACAGACGTGGCTGAACATTACCTATCTTCACCGAGCTATCATCGTCGATGTCGGTTGATTGACGGAGCGACCATTGCACAAACTCGTAAATCTGCTCTGCTGTGCCGCTGTTCCCATCAATTATAACACCAAAGTTATAGTTTACGCCGCCAATGTTACGGACCTGCGGCGTGGCGTGGTACGTAATACTCATACCAGAATACGGCGCTACGTCCGCGGTCCCATCCGAGTTGGCGTCTATGTCGACATCGGCGTGTGTGACCTTTAAGTCGGTGGATGATGTGAGCGGGAATCTATACGCGATAGGTGCCATCTCGGTGACACCGATATCGTCGATAGTGGTGGAACCGAATAATTTACCCTGCTCACGCACGTATATGGTAAACACGGTACGTCTGTTGAAACCGTCGGCCGTATTACCGTCGCCGTTGGGGTCTGAGTAAATCTGTACCGCTTGATTCACGCGATCTGGCAACACAAAGTTCACCTTACCCTGGCCTTGGTTATAGTACGGCTGATCTGCCTCGCCTACAGTACCCAGGGATACGATACCCGCCCACTGCTCTGTTACGGCGCCGGACACATTACGTACGGTCCAGCCTGCTGTACGTATCAGGTTGCGAGAGCCGGCGTTCGCGAGATTCCATCCGTCGACAAATTCGAACGACTCATCCGTGATCGGAACCATCGGGAAAGCGAAGGCTGGTAAGTTTTTTGTGTGCGGGTCGTTACGCCACGCTTCTTTTAAGAAAGAATAAAGACATTTCAAGGTGACACCATCTGTCGATAAGTCACCTGTCGTCACCAGCTTGATCGTCTTAGCTGTGGTATTTATGAATACCTCAGCCGAACCGTTGTCCGTTGCGCTATCTGCGAGGAGGTCTGGGTCTGTGATTAATGCCATGGCGATGTGTGGGAGAGCCTATATCTATATTATAGATACGGTAAAGCCTGCCTCGCAGCCCACAGCACGTCTGTGATCTGAGCTACGTACTGTGTTTTTGTGGGAGGTGCGGTGGTGTGATCTATGCGAACGATTTTAGAGGCGTAGCGGCAATACCATTGTGTGGCCTCAAGATCTAGTGCCACAAGACTGTCAGCAGCTCCGCCACCGCCGAGTGACGCTATAAAGTCTTGCTCAGACCCCGCGTTACCGAGGCTTAACCATATTTGATAAGCAGACATACCGGTCGCACCGGGAATGCCTTGAGGACCTTGCGGACCTTGCAGCGCGCTAGCGTGCGCGTGTACGGGGTCGGTCGCCTTCTCAAACAGCACGGTACCACTGTGCACAACTACCGTAGGCTTAGTATCAAACGCAAATGTCCAAACATCGGTCGGCTGTGTGTTAGTGAGTACGCGTTTGAGCTCAAAGAAATATTTTCCTGGTAAAAGCCGTGCTGTATCTGCGGCATGTACCGTCAACACAGCCGTACCTGCTTGCGCAAGCTCGTCTGACGGCGCAACATATTTGACCTTAAACACCTCGCCGAAGTCAGCAACTAGGCGGTCACGCAGAATAAACCACAGTTCCCATCCTCGTATATCTACGGGCGTTGTACCATCTTTAAAGCAAACAGCAAAACGTACCGTGTCACCTCTAACAAACGTTGAAGGGAACTCCGTGAGAATGGGTGTACAGTTGCATGACATCTGAGATCATACGTCATCGGGGATAACAACAGTGTCGGTAACCATCATCGCCGGTTTTGTGTCGAACTTGAATGTCCAAACATCTTTAGGCATTACTCCGGGAAGTACGCGTTTAAATTCGTACAGATATTTACCGGGCACCAACGTAGCTGTGTCAGATGAGTGAATTGTCAGGACGACGCTTCCGCTGACGGCCTCTGGCGTATTTGGTACGATAAGTCGTAATTTAAAGGCGTCTTCGTAGCGTGTATCCGCCGCTTTCCGCAGAATGAGCCACACGTGCCAGCCGCCTGTATTGATTGCCGCTCCAGCAGTATCGCTGAACGTAAAACACCAACGCACAGTGTCACCTCGAATTATGGTCAGCGGAAATTCCGCAGCAGTTACGGCACATGGACAACCCATACATATAGTGTATGGGCTGGTACTACAAAGTGTGCGCCTAGCCGTAACGGCTGATCCGTGATAGCTAAAAATTAAGTCTGCACACAGGCTTGATTTTTAGCCGATAAAAGCACATGTAGCTGATCAGCCATCCTAGAGCCAAGGATTATTATCTCTTGCTCGGTATTGAACACGTCGCCACGAACAATTAGGGCAGGTAAACCGGGTATGAAGAAATAGTTATCTGTCAGTTTGCTTATCAGCAATGGTTTACCTAATTTAGCAAAAAAAGGAGCCACCTCCATGATGGCTCGATTACAGAGCACGCAGTCACTCCGATAAAAGAATATGCTGTGCATCACTCTGCTGTACGTACAAGCGTATCGAACAACTCGTCCTGCTCTCGGCGGCAGCGCGGGCAGAGGACCGCATTCTCTACCGCAGGCATATCGGGATCAACTGGGTAAGGGTTTTGCAGCCCTTTTTTTGCGTGTAAGGCGAAGCGCGCCAAACAGTCTTCGCACTTAAAGTGATACTGTGTCGCCGTCCGGCGCCGTCGGTCTGGTCTGGGATTGCTCATCGATGATTGAGAATAGCCGGGGGTTGAGATTCATTAGCAACAACAACCCTCTGGATATTAGTGTAACTAATTCCTCGTTAGTCCGTCGGGTTATTATGCCTGTTTGTTCGTGTCCGCCTAGACCGACAAGGTCTAGTACTACATGCATAAGCTCATGTACCAACGTCTCGCGCGCATCATCTTTAGCTTGTGTTGTGGCGAATGCTATTTCGCCGCGATCCCAGTCAGTCAGTCCGAAGCATTTATCACCTTTGTAGGTGAGTGTGCGTTTGAACACGAAGGTGAATTTTCTGTAGCCGGCATCAATCCCGTGAATACCGGCATCGTGTAGTCGCTGATAGATGTGATCAGGTTCTAGGTTCATAACTTAACACAGTACGTGATGGGAAACACTGGTGGTATGTGCGGCATCTGTGTCTGTAATTTATGGGTATGGTTCGGTCCTAGCACAGTCACAGGTAGCTCGCCTGTGTATGGCGCAAAGGCTACAGTAGCTGGGTACCTATGAAAGTCCGCGCCCATCACGAGTTTGGTCTGTGTAGGCGCCAAGGGCGCCGTGGTTTCAGATAATGTTGCCACAGGTTTGCGAATAGCGTCTACGCGTTCTGTACTATGATCATGCGTATCGAAACCTAGCACCGTGGTGGCGGTATGTTCAACATGCTGTATGTTCTTGGTCCCAGAGACAAGCGCCATACGGGGCTCCGGAAGGGGCGAAAACCCCGGAGGGCAGGTAGTGCCTTCTACCATAAATACTATACCCGGTGGCAGCACCCTGTCAAGTAAGGACGATGTATACGGCGGAATTTTTGTACTGTGGCCCATAACGGCACACACGCCACCAAGACAGAGCTCTTCGCCTAAATTACCCACAATCTTTATTTTTAGCGAAAATCCCGTCAAGCTATCTGGCAACTTGATGTAATCACCAAAACGCCTGTGGTTTCCTAATGCAGCAGCCGAGACCGTGGTGACATTGATGTCGTCACCATTTATGGCCACCATGAGCTTGACTACAGGAGAGCCTTCGATGTGCATACCGGAGCAGGCTATCGACAACGTGACACCTTCGAACCGCTTCAGATCGTCAAAAACCTGCTCCATAACAAGCTCGCCGTTTTCAATAAAACTGAGCTTCAGCATATGACCTCCATCAGGGGACGTTATCGCATTACCTTTAACGTCGGATGGATTTACTGTAGCCGCGCACCGTGCTCCTGAAAAAGACCAGGCGCCTAAAAACTGATTATCCGGAACAACAAAGCCTGTACTATGCTGCCTGTAGACGCTCACATCGACTAGATCCGTTGTCGCAGGTATGCGGCCGGCCGCGGTGTTTACTCGCGGCTGGAACCGCTCAGTCGTGGCCGTAAACCCGCCGTTGTTAACAAGGTTGAGGCGACCATCTAACGGCGTAAATAGATTATGGAAGTTAACCATCACAGCTTCTCGCACAAAGTGAATAGGTATGCTGCAGGCATTGTATAGGATATGTCACCTAAGAAGCCGTGACCGTGTCCTACAGGCAGTCGTTTAGGCGGATAATGAGCTAGCAGCGTACTTCGCACACGTGGAAGAGGATTATCGAGTTGGATATCCTGTGTGTTGTCTATTGTGTGCGCGTGGCCGGACGCCCCGTAATGGATCTGCGTACTCGGGTCATCGTAGCGTAGATAGCCGGACGGTTCTACACGAAGGTGCGTGCGCGTCCCGACCTTAGCTAGGTTACCGGTCACGACCATCTCTGTGCCGACCTGTACCATAGCAGATACCCACGCCAGCTGCGCAGTCCCTGACACGGAAAGCGCCGTCTGTTGCTGTAGGTAACCTTCACCTACACCTTGTGGCGAAGACGAGCTGAGGGCGACGCCTTGTCCTGGCGCCCCGAATTGTGCAAGTGTACCGCGCATCTCCTGGCGGTTAGACGGATTTCCGTACAACTTGGCTGGCTGCAGTACGATAATGCCGCCACTTATGAGAAGCTGCGGGAAATTGGCCGATGTACCTACGGCGTTTGTTTGCTTGTATCCGACTGTTCCAACGTCATACAGTCGGTGCGCAGCGCCGTCGTAGCGGTAAACATCCCAACTCGTTCCGGAACGTTGAACCAGCCGCACAAGGTAGCCGTCGTGATACGTCCATTCTGAGGTTGTTGAGGACGTAGCTAGGTGAAAATAGATGCGTGCAAAAAACACATCGCCTGTTCTGATTGATTCTGGGCGGTCTGTCCCTAGCGCACCGAACACATCGTCATTGGCCGTAACATCTGCTGTGAGGTTAGTACCTGTTACCGGCACCGCCAGCGGTGGATTTGGCTGGTTGGCGAACTGCAGCCGCTGACAACGGTACTTGCCTTGTCCGAGACCGTTGACGTCCTCTAATGTGTTTATGACCAGATACGCGTACGGACGTGCGCCTGGGAACACGTTAGTCTGGCGCGGCATGAGTGGACCTGCTGTAGGGACGTTAGGTAAAGAATTACCTATATCGTGACTGAGACTTGCGCTAACAGGTCTCGGTACAAACACAGCAGAGTCGACAGATGGATAACTGATGTGACCGAAACCACCGCCGAATAAGGACGGCGTGTTATCGCCGAAGCGTACCGGTTGCGTCGATGGGGCCTCTATCGTATCTGTAGACGCCGTCAGCGTCAGGTTTGTTATCAAGAAACTGGCTCTGTTTGCTGCGACAGGGCCGTATAAATCTAACGCGGTCATATCCCCGTCGCTATCGACAAGCGTAGACCGGCCTTCTACGTACTCTTCTTCATCTACAGACAAGAACATGCCGGGCTCTACAAGCTGTTTAGCTTGCTTAATAGTAACCTGTCTAGTAAGGCGTTCCCCCGTGGCCGGGTTTATGTCTACAAGAGGTAACTCTAGATAGCGGACATCTGTGTTTTTAAGTATGAGCGAGCCGTCGGGGTTGGTCTGGTTGAACCGCAAGAAGGGCCACTGCAGAGTTGTTGTGTCCGTGGTCGCGTTATACGTAACCACGTCCGGCCAAGGCATTGTGGGCTGTTTCCAGAAACCTTGTGTTGAGGGCTCTGCGTCAGCGAAATTGTCAACAGGTTTATAGCCTGCAGGACATGTGCCGCCGGTATAAAGCATCACGACACCTTTTGGTACAATATCGCCGATCGGATCGACCCTACTCAATAGCGGATCAATACTAACATTCGTGCCGAGATTGGTTGTCAACAAATCGGCCGTGTCTGAAGAATTCATCCGATGTATGTGGTAGCCGCGCCATAGCGCGACGTCGGCGATCTGGCACACGTTGTCGGACGACGTAGCTAGGCCCACGACAGTACCGTCGGTCAGATTTATCGTAATCGGATTAGTCGGCGGTTCGGCAGGCCAATCAACATCCACATAAAGCACAGCGCTCACAAATGTATCAACAGACTCGATCACGGGCGTGGCAGCTATACGGCTGTTCCTGTTATAAAGCGGTGCCGCCCATGTTACCGGAGCGCCGCTCGCCGGCGTCTGTAAGCGCAACTGCCACTCGCCGGTAGCATCGAACCGTAGCTGGACCTGACGCGCAGCTGTTTCAGACACTCGCAATGTTGAGTCAAGTAGCCCGGTTAAAGACGGTTGATCAGTATGCGGGGTAGCTAGTAGCGCCGTCGCTGTATTAGTACCTAGATCATAAGATAGCACTAGCAGAGCGCGTCGATCGCTGATAGGCACACGAAGCCATTGAGGCATTCCAAGCATCTTTCCAGTTAAATAGATCGCCTGGCCTGGCACTAAATTGAGTGGTACGCTTGGTGTACCTACGATCGTTAATGTACTTGTGGCTTGCGAGTACGTCAGAGCGGATATCGGGTTACCAGACTCCCCGAGCTCTCTATAACGAATACGTGCGCGCGCCATTACAGCATCATAAGCCACGCTAAGAACCTGTACAGGCTCTCCCAAAATAAAGCCGGTGAACCCGCTTGGTGGTATATTAAGCAGCGCGCGCCCTCTAACCGGTTTAGTGAATTCTTTGGTCAGATAGGTTATACGCCTATTCCAAGTAGAATTAGGTAGCGGTATAGTGACCGTAGCCTGTTCTTCGGCAGTAATTGTTGTGGCCGGTATCTCTTCCCCAATACCTCTAATAGTATCCGATTCGGTCTGTCTGAATTGAATCTGCGGTAGACCCGGTGCGCCGCCCTCAATCGCTTCGTACGACAACGCTAATGTGTAGTCATACTTGTATACGTCTAACGTATATGTCGCTGTCGTATATGTCACAGGAAACACATTCCAGCGGTACGTCGCGGAGGCAGACGTGGGAGCAGCTAAGCCGAGTATTGGCGCCACAGACAGATTATACGACAGCGGCCCAGTGGATGTGTTAAGTGATGTGGCTACAGCGGTTACGCGTACAGCGCGATCGCTATCAAGTAATTGTATTGTATCGCCTATACGAAAACCTACGGTACCGTCCGGTCGCGCAAAGTCTTTAATAGCGTTCAGCGTCGCTTCGTCGGATATGAACCTTAGCGTACCGGTGCCTGTTGTAGGTAGCACACCAATAAGCTCAAGCGTAACTGCGGCAAAGCTTTTATCCGATAGAATCGGCGCTATTGTCCGCTGCACAAGAACCACGGGTAGTACGTAGTCAACTATCTGGTTGGCGACCTTGATTGCTACAGGTTTGGCGCAGCGTGCTGCACCGGAGTACGCCTCGATTGCCGCGGAGAGTGTTACAAGCGTACCCTGCGCCACACCGACTTCGCCGTCGCCTTTGAACACAAAGGGATGCGTCTCCAATGTAGCCTGTGCGCCTGTAGAGAACACAGTGGATGGGTTAATACTCAGTACCGCCTGATCCGGGGCGACCACGCGCATAGTGAGGTTATACACCTTCCTCGTTGATGGGTAAGTGTATAACTCTGGCAGGTCGATGAACTGGTTTATACCAGGCGGTATTGTGTCCAGATAATCGGCAGGCTCGCCCGAAAACAACGTAGCAAAATAAGCGGGCGTAAACTCATTTATAGGTGCTGTAACGCCGTGGCGGATATACGAACCGAACCAGCCCGAAAGTCCTTGCGTGAAGTTACCGTTTAGGGTAAGCGGTAGCTTTGTGTTGAATAATGTTAACTGGTTCATAACCGCTTACAGAACATGAGTCCTAGCGACAAGGGCCGCGAGCCCCCCTCGGACAGCGTGTGCGTGTGCTGGCGATAAGCATCCACGTCCGGGTTTCCCTGCGAAACAGTGAACACCTTAATAGGTGTAGACGCTTCTATGTCACTATGTTCTGTAAATAGTTTACCTTCAAAGCCCTCATACTCCAGGAAATCTTCCCTGCCGGGCCGCATCTGCGAAACATCCGCTGTGTGAACAGGTGAGCCGAGCTGTTCGGTACCGTTTCGCGGGTAGTTCCCTTTTCGAGCCTTTATACCGGGCTCGTGCGTCTCCCACGCACCTAGTGGTGTTAGATCACCTTCACCTAGTTCCTCGAAACCTAGTGGACAAGTATCGCCTAATGAGAGAACGATAACACCCTTAGGAAATACCTGGCTGAATGGGTCGCCGGTGTACGGCAACACTGAATGCTGACCTACCGCCAGCATGATCTTGTCTATTGAAAAAGATGTTGTCCTGTCGGCCTGCATCTCGATACCAACAGTATCGGGCGTAAATGCGACAAACATAGAGAGGACTATGCGTATATCTGTGTTTATTGCTACACGCACAGGCGCAGAGTACGTAGTGAGTGCGCCACTTGTGTAGAACAATCTAAATTGTACGTCGCCGGCGTCACGTACAACATCAAAACTACAAGTCAGTTGCGTATTACCTGGTATTGTTCGGCTATGTGTAGTCTCGTAACCGGCCGGTAGTGTGGGGTAGATGCCCCCAAGCGCAGGACGTCTGAAATCTAGTGGCGTTGCGAACGATTTAAAATCTTGAGAGATAGTTGATGGCTTATTACTACCTAACGATACCCGCAAACGATCGTCCTCTATCTTGTAACTATTCAGACCTATTGGAAGAAGGTTATCCATCCTCCAAAAAGCCGGAACCTGTTCTTTACGGACGGCCCAGCCGCCGTTCATGAACAGGTTTACAAGACTGTATACGTTATCGTGTGTGAGTGTCATATACCGGCCGATCTTTAGTGTCGACTATTGTGGTGCTACGCCAAAATGTTTTCGCCAAGAAGGGTGTGTTTCTATTAAAACCGCAGGCGTATCTTGCGTGATCTGTCTATTCCAACTATACTCTTTACCGGTATTTGTTTTAGCCGGAACAACTTCGCCTTTTATTTTATAGATGTAGATAGGGGAATCTTTTGGTAAAGCGGTATCGGATTTGAATTTAAGCCTCTTAGGCGGACGGTGGTTGATCGATCTATATGGTGCTAGTTGCTTTGAGTCCCAAGGCACAGCAAAACTACGCGCATCTGCCTTGAACGGTGTTACCCATGAGCCGGCTCTGAGCGTATCGAATCGCTTTGTAGAACCGTGATAGGAAACAGCGGCCAGCTTAGTCATGTATAGCGCATATAGTGACGGCATGTTTCGGTAGTCTCCTATGTGAGTGTCATGTATCAACAATTCCATTTTCGGAGCGCGAGCGCTTTACGGGTCGGTCGCCCTTTAGCGTCTTTCATCGCACCAGGCATGCCGCTCATACGAGCACAAAAAGATTTACGGCGTTTAGCGTCTTTTGAGTCCGGAGCTAGTTTACTCGGATCAGTGGTCACCGCCATCTGAAGTTTACTGCCGGGATTGGCTTTACGATATGAAGCCACGCCTTTGGCGTTCAGGCCGCCTTCAGGATCTTTACCTTCTTTACGTGTCCACGCCGGTGATGCTGCTAGTTTCTTTAGCTTTGCTTTGCGTAGTGATACGGCATTCCGCGCTATCATACGTTGCTCGAAGTCGTGTTTCACGACCGCGTGCCGCTTAGCTAACGGCGCAATACCTAAATGAGCCGCGCGACGCGCCTTATCACTGAGTCGCGTGTTCTTATATGTCTGGTCTAGTACAGCAGCCAGCTTATTTAGGTATTGTTTGTATAGATTCATTGCGTGCTCGCTGTTTGAGTTCTTTGCGTCTCTTTAGTGCTCTATAGATGCCGTAACCGCCTGCGGCGGCCAGTGTCGCGGCACCGCCTATAAGAAGTTTACGGTTAAGCGCGCGCCGTGCGCGGTGTTTAGCAACGGCCTGTACCATACCAGACACATGCGTCGGCTCTATTGCTCTTCCGTGCTGAGCCGCTATACGCTGAATAAGATCAGGTGTAATCTTATGCCTACCATGTACAGCCATGATAACAGGCGCGATACGTCCTACTGCATCACGTTCGGTGCTCCAGGCATCCAAAAGATAACGGTTATATTTTCGTGAGTAGCGCGTATGCTCGGCAATCGGACGCGCACTTTTAGCCATGCGGCGCCACACGCTGCGTATTCTCGGAAGGTGCTTGGTGCCAGTGACCTTACCAAAGAAGCCGCGATCGTCTTGTACATTATCTAAAGCCTGCGACAAAGATATATTTGATTTAGCCGCAAGCTTGGTTACACTCCCAACTTCTTTGGCGACCAGAACCTGCCATTTTTGGGCGGTTTTTGATAAAAACAATTCGTATAGATTCATAATCCTCGTATTGGCATATCTTTGCCGTTGGTGGACGGATTAGTCGAGCCGGAGAAGAATTCGGTCTCTAAACCGTGGTCCATAGTGCGGTACTTGTACTTCTCTTTGTATCGCTTGTGAGCTTTCTTAGCGTCCATGAATGCGCGGCGCGCGGCCTGGTCTGCCTCGTCAGGATCTACAGATGTCTGCTTAGGTACACCAGGACTACTGTCTGGATATTTAGGTGTAAGAATTGTGGCGAGTTTCTTCAGCACGATTAGCTAGTTGTCTTAGGTAGTCGTTTAACGTTTTCTATAAGCCCGGCCTGAGCGGCGGCGAATCCTTTATTCGTTCCCGGTAACTCGAGCATTGAGTTTGGATCATCTTTGTGGTGTTCTTTGACCCACTTTTTAGCGCGGTGGCGTCCTAGAAGATGCCCACCTAATACGGCCGCGGCTAAGACACCCGCCGCTATCGGCTTGTGATGCCGCCCCGCCCAATCCGAGGCTCGCCTAAGCGCAGCAGGCACGTGTTTATCTATCGCTTTACCTATACGCCACTGCCGTACTGCCTTCACACGGCTCCCGCGCAAATCGTTGCGGCGCGGTATAAGTAGTTTTTTCGCTGAACGCGCCTTGCGCGCATCCACGGACATGTTGATCAGTTTTCGCGCACCGCCTAGCGCGGCTAACCCCGCACCCGCTGCATAAGTACCATATGCGGCATGCAGCTTTCGGCTCGCCCTCTGAATATCCTGTTTGCTATAGTCAGGACTTTCCGAGAGCATCTTCATCGCATGATGAGACGCTGCGCGTTCTTCGCGCAAAATTCCTCCTGGTGTAAAACGGAGAGCGATCGATCGTAGAGTAGGGTGTTTAGTTGACGACTGATTAATAGCATGCCCGATCTCGTGCGCCAATATCGCAGGTGATTTTCCGTACACGTTAACGGAGTGCGCGCCAGGATCATAGTGGTCGGATCCCCGCAATTTCGTTAGGAAGGTCGCGGGTATGCCGGGTATAGAAAGCGCTTTACCCAACAAAGATCTGTCTTTCCGCTGAAACGAGCGCGCGAGATCACGCATGGCTGCTTTAAAGCCTTCCCCTGTGTTTATACGCAGATTTACGGCATCTTTGTGCTGACTAGATGGTATATGCGTTATGTTGTGTCTCTTTAAGAAAGTTTCTATTTCTTGTTTGTTGTAAGGTCTCCCGACGGCTGCGGGATTACCTAACATAAGCGCGTGTATTGCTTTGTGGTGAACAAAAGGGTTTTGACCTTTTGCGTAAGTCTCGTGAATATCTATTGGTTTTTCAGCCATTTTTTATAGCTCCTCTGTTGTCAGCATCCCGCCCTCGTTAACCCGAATCAGGAACGATTTACCCTGCGGCGATTTCAGTACTATACCGTCGCCTGGACCCTGCATCTCCAAGCCGACATTATCGCCTTGATCTTCGACAATCAGGCGGTTACGGACCGTGCCCGGCAGAGCCGTGTGTGGTACAGCGAACAGTAACGTGTTACCACTGCCTGGTCCTGGTGAGGGGTTGCTGCCTGTGCCGATGTACGGCGTCGGATACAACTTATCTAGGTTATAGATAGCCACTTTGTCGGCGGCCAGTTCTACGTAGTATGGATCAGCCAGTATGTTGAATATTGGGCTATCTTCTATGGTCTCAAGGTCCAGCAGAAGCGCCCAACCTCTGTGCCGCGGAGGTGCTACATTGTACTCATCGGTGCACCAATACACGTGTAACTGTTTTTGATTAACTAGATACGAGAAGGGGAGTGTGTATTCCCATGCACCAGTCATATCATTGTATATGCCTGCGTCCCACGACAGCAATGCGCGCCTGCCGGGAGCCTCAGCAGTAAATTCAGAAGAGTCGCCTTGTGTGCGAATCTTCTCATAGAAGTTGGGTACGACTTTGTCGTCGATTCTGTGTGGTTTTACGAAGCTCATTGTGTCGGTGCTTTAGGTGTTACCGCGGTGAGCTGGTCAAGGCGTTACAGAAGAGCGCCTCATGGTGCGTGCGACAGCGTCCGGCCGTACACCCGCCTGTCTGACACGTCCTTGTAACAACGTGTCTAGTCTTTGCGGACGGTTCGCCGGTGTGTTAGGTTTAGCTATCGACGAAAGGGTTTTATTAAACGCTCTGCCGACTTTCGGGTTTGCCGCGAGAGCTCCCCAGCCGGCTTGCTTAACCTGCTGAGCTTCTTTGATTAGTCTATTAAAGTGGTCGTATAACATGGTAGTACAGATCAGTATGTCAGCTGTGTTTGTTGTATTTGTGACACAGTCACGGCGCCACAGAGCTTAACCAGCTACCGACATGTTTTGCTTGAGAGGTCGTGTTGTCGCGCTTCTGTTTATGTACCTCATGTCCCGCGCCGAAGCGACCAGTCGTAGGTAATGGTACGAGACTCTTCTTACGTGCGCCGGGGTTCTGGAACAACGTCGCGACTTGTCGTTGCGCGTTACGCTTACCTACGGACATGGTTTGGTGGAGAGGCCCGCGCTGCTGCTCTGCAGCAGCGCTTGCATATACCTTACCGCGCGTCAGCACCTTATCATACATAGGCGACCCTTCTTTATGTTTCTTGAGTACCGTAGCGAGCCTGTGCATGCGGCTAGTGGGGTCTAGTTTATACGCTGCCGCCTTAACTAAGGGCTGCCGAGCTTGTGCGGCGGCTTGCTCGCGCTGTCTCTTCTTCTCCCTAAAATGCTTGAACGCTTTGTAACCCACGTAAGTCGCAGCAGCCGCGCCAACGGCTTTCCCGTAAGGACCTCCGAATCTTGGCGCTGCTTTGGGAGCATCTGTCTTCTGAGGGATAGGCACAGCCGGCGCTTTCTGTGCTGGCGGCGTAGACGCCGGGTTCTCATAGCTATAACGCTTAAAAAAGTCCGCTACACGCTTAACGCTGTCAGGGACAGTCAGTGTTTTCGTGGCTGGGTCCATCCGCGCAGCGTTGCGCTTCGGATCCATCGCTATCTTGATGAAATATTCGTATATCATATCACACTACTCTCGTACTTAACAAACGACTCCCATTCTGTTTGAATGATAACAGAAGAGGAGGCAGACGATGTTGCAGACACTGTAATACTGTCTCTATCAGAAGTATACGTTACAGCCGAAACATTATTAGAACGGTCGCCGGTTGCCGACGGCACTGTTTGTGTCACCAACGAACCTAACTCGAGATGTTTCGGTGAGCCAAACTGGGTACTGTTACCTATGACAGATCCTTGTTGTGCATATGTGGCTAGATAGAAGCGGCCGCGCTCGTAGTAACTTCTGAGATTGTCGCTCGCATCACTCACATAAGCGTACGGCAGCACCGGATAATCGCCGATAGCTGCGCGCGCGTGCCAGAATGTCGCCGTGAGCGTGGTGTTGGCCGCAAACTTGATGTAGAAGGATACTACAGACGTATTGGTATCTATAGCGGCTGCGGTAATCACTTGTGCTGTGCCGCTGAAGCTGCGTATAACGTTCTCATCAGTCTTAATCAAGACCAGACCTGCGTCTGTCCGGCGGAACTGGCCAATACCTATTGTGATTGCGCCAAGAGGCGAGACACCGGAAAAATCGATAGCAAAGGTGAGTCGCTTACCTGACATCTCGAACGCACGCGGTATACGGTACTCGAGCGCAGTCGGTTCCGTTGTGGTACTTGCTGTGTTGGGCGACATCACTAGCTGAAGCGCCGTAGTATTAACACCCGCTTGTGTGATAAACACACGACGGACGCTGTCGCTAGAGAAGTTGCTATTGATATTCGTGAACTGCCAACCATCCGCTGTGTTCGGTGACTCAGTCGATATAGGGAACACAAGCTCGCCGCGAGTCCGGAGATCTGCGCGCACACCACTCAACGTGTTCTTTGACCAATAATAGAAGTCGCCGTTGTTGATCAAGTTGTTTATAGAGTTAGTCAGCTCTCTGAGTCCGAGTTCTGTTATCGAATGGGTATTCAGAGCCACGGCGTCTAGGTTGAACAACACACCCATGCTGAACAACTGCGTGGTACGTTTTGCTGCGAACTCTGCCGCAGGTACATAAAACCGAATGAACAGGCGCGTCGCAAACACAGAACGTACTTTCACTAGCTCATTCAACTTATAGCGTTTACCGCTAAAACCAGTAGTACCAGATACAGTGCTGTAATCGAACTCCAGGTTATCTATTGTGCTATCCGCGGCGACCATGAATTGCTTAACTGTCGAGATAGCGCTACCCAGGACTAAGTCGCCTACAGTAAACACGACTTCTGTACCTGGGCTACCGACTATAGTTAGCGCTTTTGCGGCGCTGTCTAAAACAACACTACCTCCGGTGGTTATGTCAGTCAAAACCACGTCGAGTGTATCGAAATTCTCTACACGCAAGAATTGAAACACAGATGTCGCGAGTAGATCTTGGTACTTTAAGTCTTCGTTTGCCGAGAACCCTGCGCGTGTAAAGGGCATGCGCATATCCTCAAGCTCTACCAACTCGATGCGTTCGCTAGATACCTTACGTACACGCACACGTGCCAGCGCGAATACGTCGCTAGAAAGTTCGGGGAGATCGTCTTTGTTCGCCGCGTACGCAATTACCTCTACGCGCTGGTCGTCTGTTAAACCAAACATGTACCAACGCTCGCTGCCGACTAGTAGCGAGGTATCCGACAATCGACTCGAGTATCCGCCCGGATATGATATGATCGCCGTTCCCGCAGAGTTAGGATAAGTACCTGGGTAAACATAGAGCAGCGCCGCGTCGTTGACTACGATTTCTGGCCGTAAGTTGCCCCATTTCTGGCTATCTATCCAGTCAGCTTTTGGTATTGGATGAATGTCCGTGGTCAACACGTACGGTGCGGCGGCGCGTACGTGCACATATGCGAGGCCGATCTGCGTGGCGCCTGTAGGTCGAGGCTTCACAGGTTCTGTACCTATGTTAAGTTGATTAGGACCACGGATGACTTTGTACGTCGGCGTCTTGTTTGGATCTGTGGAGTATGCATATTCTGCAATCACCAGATCGTACCGACTATAGTTTGGGTCGGCAGGTGCTATTTTGACGGCACCCGGTACATTCGCTGTTTCACTAATCACCACACCTTCGGCCGTGACCAGTGTAGATATAGCACTCGCCCCTGTCACAATGTCAAGAACATTAGGACGACTCGCGTTTGCGACAATCACGTAACCGGAGTACACGCCTGGCGTAATTACGTTTACGTAGCGCCTGTTTTGAATCGCGGATGTGTTGTACTCGCGATACTTAGTTGTGATCTGCTGTGCCATGTAATCCTTTTTTTGATCGGGGCACACCGCCCCATATGTGATTGATGAACGGTTTTACGGGAGTACCTGAGAACTCTTGCGCGACATGGGCGCCGCTACGTAACGTGCGTCCTGGGTCTATGAGTAAGCTCTGTCTGATAGCCCTGGCGCCGTGCCCTATATCACCCAATCTAGGCGAAAGGAGTGACTGAAGCGCTAACGTCTTGGCGGCATCTTTGCGCGTATATATGAACTCAGGTCCGGCTTTTTTCAGATTCCGGATGATTGCGCGATTGACAAAGCGGTTTTTGAGGTCCCGTAGAGGTGCAATTTTGTCTATGCTACTAACCACAAAACGATCCGCATCAAGCCACTTGGCCGCCAACTCGCCGGCTGTACTGACATTGCGTTCTGCATTTTCTCGCCAAGATCGCAGTTTCCCCGCCATCAAACGTTGCCCGTATTTACGGTCTTGGCTACGTAACGTATCTTTAATACCTAGCAGCCGTAAAACTTTCGCCGGACGCCCGTTCGGTAAGCCTGCGTCTTCTTTAAGCGTGTGCTTAATACCGTCAGCCGCTGCCGCCATGTGTGGTATGTCGCGAAACTCGGGGATAGCTGTTATGTGCGTATGCAACTCGGCTAACTTTCTGCGCTTGATTATTGGCGGTAGATGTTTGTACCGTTTCCCGAGTGTGTACCCTAGATTATACTGCACTGCGTGATGCTGCGTCCCTACAACAGGAAGCGACTGTGACCATTGCCATCCGGGGGACTGAGTGTCTTTTAGCGGATCTATTCCGTGTAGCAGACCTGCTTGGAAAGCCCTCGCTTTGTATTTGTGGATATTTCCGCCTGCCGCGTGGCGTAGTTTGCGGATACTTTTGATGACACGGTTTTGTTCTTCTTTCTCTGTGAGCGGCTTACCGTGCGTATCGATATTGTCAGCAGTAGCGGCTAACAGGTTTTTTCCTGCAAAAGCTGCCGCAAACGAGGTGATGGGGTCGAGTGCGTATTTGTTGATCACGGCGTTGTTACCTCGATATTAGTAGGCGTACCATCACTTAGTGTGAACAGCAACGTGCTGTTGTTCTGTATGTCGACCGTCCCTGCAGTACCATTACTGAGCTGGAAATACAGTGCGCGTGTTGTACTAGCACCGGGCCGCGGCTCAACAAGTACTGTCATGATTGTCACGCCATTCGCCAGCGTGAATGGCAGGTAGACGCCGCCGCTAACAGGCGCAAGATCCGAGCCAGTGATATTAAGCGCAAGCGTTAACTCGTAGCGCCATTTGATGATCAAATACTCTAGTGAAGTCTTCACATAGCGCGTAGCGCGTCCCGTGCTGTCCTCTTCACTTATATAGTGCGAGATCAGCGTACCGTTGCGGGTCTCTACACCTAATTCATTGATTACAGGCGTCAGCGCCTCATGCGGCCGCGCAACCGCCACATAATGCCACACATTAGGTTTGTCGCCGTCCTCTGTAACGACAATAGGTATACGTGCTTCAGGACGTCGTATGTAAGTATCTGCGATGGAAGCTGGTACGCGCGCACCTTGGTCTAGCCTGAACACTTGATCAAGATCGCCGCCGCTCCCTATCGTTATGTACGCCGGAGTGTAGTCCTCTGTATTACCTCGGAGCAGTTGCACAAGCACGTGCAATGCGTTTCCCACAACCAGGTTCTTTGCCTCGAGCAGCGGCTCGCCTAAATGCGTGAGTACCTCTTCATAAGGTACATCAGCCGCAACCTTCCAAACACTGAATGTCCCTACAAGGCATGTTGCAGGCATGTCTGCGGCAAGCAACTCAACCATTAGCGCCCTCACGTAAACCTATAACAACCATACGGAGTTTACCCGATGATGGGTATGTGCCTTGACTGTATTGCGGCGATGTCCACGACTGTACTTCCGCCTGCATTTGCGGTGTAAGGTAGGTCAAACCAGCGGCTCCGATCTCGGCCTGGAACGTGTTGTTCGCGAGAACATTGGTCCGTACACCGACTGTAGTCAGTCCTAACGCGCCTATGGCTGCGACAACCCAAGGCACGGCGACCAAGTTGTCGTCATGATTATTGAGCTCGCTCAGGTTACTTGGCTGCCAGTAATACTTGACATCAAGTATCTGCCCCAGTCTAACATTCTGGGGTAGATCCGAGGCGGTGATTGTTATTGTTAACAACGTACCTAAGTCGCTTGCTGCCAACGTGCGCTCTAAGTTCACTACGACGATACCGCTCTCTGATACTGCATGTATGTGATCGCGCCGCGCAGCCTCGTCTGCCTGTCCAGCGGTAGCTCCTTTAGGTGCAAAACGCACGCCCAGACGCTGTCCTTCATTAGAGTTGTGCACAGTCAAGCTCGCATCTGTCTTCAGTGATACTTTCGCTATGCGCGGATCGTATACACCATTGACAAGCGTGTTTGTGCCTACAATACTGAACGCCAAGAAAGGCGAATCATTATTCGGCACCAGATTTTGTACAGCTTGCATTGTAGTGGCAAGCGCGCCTATGGGCATCAAACCAGCACTGCTACCTGCTGTCAGCGTATTCGTCAGCGTGGCAATAGGTAAAGGATCACTGCCGCCCGGCATGTGCTGCGCAGCGTGTGCTTGCGTCGGCACCACCACACTGTTAGGTAGCGTGAACTTGTTCTGCGGCTCGTCCGTTATAGTAACAACCCCTGTGTATATAACAGTAGCCAGTTTGATGTGCCCGACATCGTTGGGACCTAATGCCGGCACTTCGCCGCTTGCGGATAAGTTATTCGTCCACAGATAAACAACATGCGGTCGAACATGTGTAGCAATCTCAGCCTCGAAATTCTGCAGTATGTTGACACCTTTAATAGGCTCAAGGCTTAGGAAATTTCGAGTAGCTGTGACCGGAACCCGTGTAAAAACAAAAAAGATCTCTACACGGAGGTCAAGCTCGCCGCCTAGACCATCGTCGACATCAAAAAGTTCGCTATATTGCTTTACGTACTCAACGTTACCTTGAATACCTACATGTTGCGCTGGCGTGAATACACTCAGCGTGGTCCCGTCTTTAGTAACCACAGGTAACAGTGCATCAAATAAAACGCCTTGCGTATTATTGCTGAATACGTTGAGTAAATCTGAAAATGCGCCCTCTACATTCTCGCTGATAGCGTTTAAATCAGATTGCAGAGGTTTCATCCCTGCGGGGAATCTCGATAATCTCATGAGTGAATAGATTAGCGGCTAAATACGCTACTTATATTATAGAGCAAGCCAGTCTTGGCGGACTGGCTTGTGTAGTTTGGGCTTTTTTAGATATCAAATGGCGCTATTTGCCATTTCGCTCGATAGAAATGCGTTTTAACGGGAAATCGGCATCATGGCGATACGATTAGCGTGCCTGGCGGAACACTCATTGTGTTACCGGATGAGGCTTTCCACAGTCTACCTGATGTGGCGCCGCCAGCTGTAGCCGCTGTCTGATCGTCAAATGCGGGGATATCGGCTAGCGCCAAACGCTTCATCGCATCAGAACCGTTTATGAAGAATATATCTTCGATATGCTCTGTCGCATTCCCAGCATCGCGGAAATACGGCATTGTCTCGATAACGGCTCTGGCAAAGCCCCCAGCCGTTGTCGTGTACATGAAATTGGTAACAGGGTACGTACCAGAGTCCGTCGCTCTTGCTGAACCATAGGCGCCTAGAACAATATCGCCTGTGCTGAGTACACTGACACGTGCGGATGCGCCAAAAGAGAATACCAACGAGTTGGCGCCGTTACCAACAATACTCCACGCACCTGACCCGTAGTCGCGGAACGCTAACGAAGCATTGTTCGTTATGGCGTTGTTGGCCATGTTCAGCGTACTTGTCGCTGTACCAATCCAGGTAGCTGTTGGGGCGGCTGCCGCTACCCACTTATCCACCACATACTTAAGGAATTGTCCATCGACTGGCGGCGTTGTAGTAAGATCAACATCTGTCAGGTCATCTAGCTCAGCGGGGATGGCGAGTTCTGTTATAGGTGAGCTCAGTACAACACCAGTCGCGTTGGTGTACAAGAAGTTGATAGGCGTTGTGGCGCTATCGTCTCTAGTGTTCTCGTATGCGTGAAGGCGTACTGTGCGATCTTGGTTAAATGTGGTCACAAGGTCGCCAGCCGCTCCTGCTTGTGTCCTCGACACGACTAGATCTGTGCCGAAGTGTAGTATTCGCCAAGCTGTTCCGGATTGAATATCCATGTTGGCTTGGAAAGCTACGCGGCTCAGTCCTATGATAGGTTTGGCTGTATTGTTACCACCGTACATATCAATCTCAACTGCTGTGAGATCGCCGTTTGATGCTAAACCAGAAGATACAGATACAGGTCCAGCAATCCACTCGTCTGCACCGAGATCATACTGCAGCACATCGCCATCATCTAGACCAGATAGATCGACATTGCTGAGATCAGCCAGCGCCAGCTTAGCGTTAACAAATAACGTGCCGTTATGTCTTAGCGTTTGTCCGACAACAGGTGTGTTCAATGTAACATCTGCTAAGCCGTTCAGCTGACTTGCTACATCACCAGCTTTTAATCCACCTGTAACAGTGTTGTCAAATACTAATGCTTGACCATTTGTACCAGGTGCGATTGATACTAATGTGTCTGTGGCATCGTTATAGGCTAATACTTGACCTGTCGTTGTTAAATTGTAGATATTCTTGAGTAGTGTTCGGATATCTGCGGCACTCAAAGAGGCTATACCTGCACCAATATTACCTAATAAAGTGTTTGTTGCTAAATTAGTGGGCACAACTGCGCCAAGATTATCCTTGACCATTACGGAATTACTAGTAAAATCTGAGTGATTTACTATTCCGTCTAGTCTATCAGCCGCCGCCAGCTCTCCTAGACCAGTAAAGTTAGGAGAAGTTCCTACAGCTACAACGGGTTTTTTATTAGCCATAACCTATGTGTATATGTATTGTGTCTATGTGTACGTATGCTCGGTTTATTGAAGTATGAGCGGCTCGGTACCTGGCGGATTAGTGTCAGTAAGCATGCGTCTACACATGTTTATGCCGGCTATAAGTACGCCGTCGTGTGTCCAGTGTACAGAATCAATTCTGCGTAGGTGATCTGAGTTCTCGAAATATACTTTTGCGAGCGGCCCGGTGACTACATTGGCATTAATATGCTGTTGTTGTGCGCGGACTATATTCTGATGGGGATACAGTGTTGTATCTAGTGGTGTAGGCATTATGTCTGCCACACATGGTAACTGTGCCACGCCTAATATAGTTTCTAGGCCGAGAAGAACTCTTGTTAATGCGGCTGTGTAATCGTTAGCGGCTTCTATTGTTCTGCCATCTCCGCCACCCAGTGTAAAATAAATGCCGCCGAGCTCTATGGGGCGCGGCAGCAGGGAGAGTACAGGTAATAGATAACCTTGTGTGAATAAATCAAACAAGCCGTTAGATACTTGAGGGTCCCATGTGCCCAGCGGGTTGATCACGTTCTGGTTCGATGTTTGTGAACCACTTCCTGAGAAAAATACTATGTAACGGCTTTGTCCGGATGGTTTCATCCGCCCATCTGTGCGGGCGATACTGTAACTCGCTACCGTCCCGGTTCCTTGGAGATTTTGTGTATCTGTGTGAATAGTCCAAGGATCTTCGGTATTGTACTGCGCGTCGATATCGAACCTTGTGGAAGGATCTGTCCAGCGCTTTGCTAGGCTAGTTAGGGGAGCAGGGCCTGTTATTGTGTCAGCAAAGCGTGCGCCGGTTCGGCTAGCGCCGAAACCGCCTATACGCGAATCACCAAAAGCTATAATGAGACGAGGATGACCTACCATATAATACGTAACGTACCTACATATAGAGTATACTGAGAAATACGGACTGTTTTAGGTCATAAGTATTGCGAGGCATCTTTTAGCTATGCAAACAGCTGAACACCCCGGAATGTTCTTCTACAGAAAACTTCTTACCATAGTACAGAACAACAACAAGGCCAATAAAAACACCGCGTTGGTACCAGATTCGATTACATACAAACAGGGGGATATATGTCCGGACGTGTTGGCTGTAGTCGCGTTGATATCGGATCCATATACATTACGCCCGTCCCTTACCGAAGCGTTGGCGCACTGCGCACGTTGCGGGCTACGTGTGACATGGGACGCGGAGCTTGTCCGCTGTCGCCCCGAGGGCACCTCTGCGGATGTGCCGATAGAACAGACGGTGCTTAAAACGGGCCTAACTTTTGCGATACGTAATACCCATGAGTCAATCGCCGCTAACTGACGTATTGCGCCAATTTGTTTTTGTCCCTGTGGGAGGCTCGCGGCGCGATTTTCCAGCAGGCGTGGTAGCGGTGCACATGGATGCTGCACTATTGGCGCTATTCGAATTACGGTGCGTCGCTGATGACGAAGCGTTCGTACTGGCCATGCCTGCGAGGGCGGATTATGAGCGCCTTGTGTACCACACGCCAGATCAACCGGTGCTGATAACAGTAGTTTCGCCGTTTGACGTACATGCACCATCGCGCCAAGCGCTACTCATCAACGGTAACGCAGGTAAAACAGTCTTGCTCACACAGCCGCTACCTAGCGGCGTGTTCTACATAGAACAGTACATCTAAAATGACTACCTTAACCCAGGAACTAAGAGACAATCGTAGGGCTTTTAACGTGATGTTGTTCTCGCTCACTAGAGAACTACTACGGATTGTAAACGAAGCTGCCGCGGCGGCCGGTTTGGCCGAACACACAGCGGAATTAGACACTGCGATCTCAGTGCATCAGCTAGGTCAACCTGTATGGTGCGTTGCGCGGCTCTACGTCGGTAAAAACGGTGACGAGGTGATCGAAACCCGTGAAAACTGGGAAAAATACGCAAATCCGCTAAGACAACACATTTCGGCCCAGTTGGCTCGTCTGAATTTTGGCGTATGTTTGGCTGAAGTGCAGCAGAGTCTCTGGTCGGATTTCCAGCTAGTGTTTGAGGAGGCGCCCCGTGAAAAAACTAGCTGATCGCGTGGCCGATATCCTACAAGAAGTAACTACTCTGTGTAGTGACGCAGATGTAGCCCACAAAGAGCTAGCGGCACGATTTGACACAGAGCGCCGCAAACTCGCATCAGCATCAAACAACTGCTTACGGCAAGCATTTGATTTGGATTCGGCGGTATATCGCCGGGCTGCCGAGGCCTGCAGGTTAGCCGAAAACGAGGTAGAGACGACAAGACTACAGATCATCGCCTCTAACCGCCGTCTTGAAGAGCTCGCCCTGATTTGTGGTAGCTTAACTACGACCGGTAATTTACTTAAAAAACAACAAAAATGACCTGGCTTACATACATACCCGTGTACGGCATGCGAGCGAGTATGCTAGTACTGGTCTTCACGCTGTCGTTCGTAGTATGGACTTCAGTATGCCTGATAGGTCACGTGCTCTATACGCAAACAGCGTTTGGGTTATACCTCTACATTATGGCACTGCTGGCCGTGTTGATGACAATCACGGTCGATGTGCTGTGTGAAAAATCATACAACGAATACTCATGAAAACATATTCGCTAGCGGCAGCCATTGCAACAGCAATGCTGCACGGTATTGTCTTAGGTCTTGTGGTACCCGCAGGTATCTATGTTGTTACCGAAACCTTTACCGCGGTCCCGAGCCCTGTGTTTTGGGTAGCCCTATCCTGCACAATCGCAAGTGTAGGTCTAGGTGTGCTCCTGTACAGAAAAGACAGAAATGCTTAGCTTAATCTTCTTCGCATATGCGGCAGCGCTTGTGCTACTAGTCATCAAGGCGACGAGCACCAAAGGATCGAGTAATCATAAAGTACTCAAGAAAGCCTTGTCCAACATAGAACAAACAGTACCGACCAAAGTCTGTGCGCCGCCAGCACCGGTCGTTCGCATCGAGATCGACTCTGGTATGACATACCAAGACCTGCACAGAGTAGTGCAGAACGAGCTTGTGAAGTTAAATGTAGAGCAAGGATTTGCGCTAGAAAAACTCTACGTCGAGTTGCATGTTTACAAGAAAAAATAAGTTTTCGATATCGGCTGCGCCATTTACGCGGCGAAAGGTGTCGCGCCAACCGACCGCGATACAACTGATTTGTAGTGGTCTGTGTCTATACGCACTATTGTTACTCAGCTTGTACTACGTCAGAAGTGCCGCAGAGGCGTGGGCAAACGAAGAGGGCGCACACATCACATTCATAGAAGACTTATAATGTGTGATACGCCCGTCAATACCCAGACTCTTAGCTAACAGCAGTACTTCATGTTAGCTCATGAAGTACTGCTGTTAGCTAAGAGTCTGGGTATTGACGGGCGTATCACACATTATAAGTCTTCGAAACGTATGAACCTCTTTCCAATGATGCGGAAGAGGTTCATAACATAAAGATGTAGCTATAAGCAGGCGCCTGCGCCTGCTTCTCTTTTAGTTAAATATTACCAGTGATCGGCTTTCGCAGCTAGTTGTGCGAACTGGTTTGGGAACGCTGCGCGTACTGCCTGTGCCGCCTCGTAACCGTACTTTATGTTACCCATGGCGTTAAAGTGTACGTGGTCCGTGCCTTGTGGAAACTGGTTTGGGTTGACCAGGATTGTTCTAGGCCGTGCAGCCGCTACGCGCGCTTGGGCGGCACGAATAGTGCCTGCATGCGCATAATCGGAAGGTAGCTGCGGCGTCTGTAATATACAAACAGGAATACCGGAGAATTCGAGGAACTGCTCTAGCGCGAATATTAGTCTACGTAAATAGATATCGTATTTTTGCGCTATCTCGATCGGGAAGTATGTTGCGCCGTTGTACGCATCATTACCTATGTGTAAATAGATTCCTTCTAGATACAGCGTATTAGTCCCACCAGCACGTAGGTTTGATAGTGCGGGTTGTATGTAATTTTCGGTAAGTAGCTCAAAAGCTCCGTTATCTACAGAAGGTTCCCAGTGCGCCAATGGGTTTGTGACAACCGACAAATCGTCGTTAATGCTGGACGCGCTTATACCAAGCACTACTGTGTAGTGTTTTACCGCGTTTACGTGGTTGATGTTGGCGGTAAAGTCTGCGGTACCGGAGCCTCCGAGATATAGCGAGTGTCCATAGAATGGTGGCGTATAGCCGACACCGCTTGTGATACCGCCGCTTGTGGTCGTCACGTCATCCCAGCTAAACGAACCGTCGGATAAAACAAGCCTATCAGCGTGTACCCATTTATCCCAAAACTGCCCGCGCGTCAGTGTCGCAGGATATATACTTCCTGGATCAATGATCGTCGATGTCGGCGCCATCGAAGTCCCTGCGATAATTGAATCGCCTAACCATATAGATACGACTCTGTCCGTTGACACAAGTTGTGCTGCTTTAGTCGTCAGGTCTTTAAAAATTGTGTTAGCCATTATCGTCTGTTCCTGAAGCCGTGTCCCATATAATCCACGACTAGCAAATCATCGGCAGCCGTATCCGACGACGTTGCGACAAGGCCTGCACCGAAAACGCGCGCAGTACCTGTTGGAATGTTTGTCGTAATATTAGTGTCGAGATGTACCGTGGCCTCGTCAAGCGATTTTATCGTGAAGTTGATGCTGCTCGTTGATGTCCAATATACCTCGAAAACATAAAAGGTATTTACTGTTAGCGTGAATGTCGACCCACTTGAACGTGCCGAGTTGCTGGCTGTTTTCGGTGTGCACACGAGCGAGCCGGCCACTAGCTCAAAGTACGTACCGTCTACCGCGTCGTTCTGGTTGACCATATCACCAAAACCGAATCGTACGGTTTTGGCTGTCATATCATCCGAGATGGCTAAAATAGCACGGAAATAGAGATCGGCCTGGCCGGCTATGCGGTCGATGTTCTCCGTGATCCAACGGAAACCGGAGTTTGCGTTCGTTGAGCTACGTAAAAGGCTCAGACCGGCAACGCCTGCGATCAAGAAGGTTGCGCCGGGCGACGCGGATTGCGTGCCGCTGACTAGTGCTGTGCCGAAGTATGGGTCCTGCGTCTGTGAGGCGTTGGGCGAATAGAAGTCCGTCCATGCATATCGTATTGGCGGGCACAAATGTACAAATTTAGGCGGCGTGTCGTTGCCTTGGGCAACAAGTACTTCGTTAAGCTTACCTACTACGCTGTTGAGTGCCCAATCCGCGGTTCCGCTGAACGTCATATTCATTCCGGCGGCGGAAAGCGCCAGCGTCGATACGTTACCTGCTCCATCGTTAGCTGTTATTGTGACGCTCGGTACGGCAGGGAACAGCAATAATCCAGTAAACTTAATACCTGAATAGAGGTTGAACCACCACCCGCTACCGTTGTCTGTCGTAACCGTCACCGCAGCACCGAGCTTCACGCTGGCGTTATTAAACGTAGTCACGCCTGAAATATCGACGGTGTTGTTGAACTTTACAGAGCTAAAGTAAGTGTGCGGACCGCTCCAGGTGTATGTGTCAGATAGATCGACTTTATCCGAATTTACAGCGGCGTCTGATAATTTATTCGATGTGATGGAGTAATTGGCAAACTTAGCTCCTGTGACCGCGTTATCGGCGATCTTGTCCGTAGTAACGGCCTCATTCTCGATCTGATCCGTACCTACGGCCTCATCCTCAATCTTTGCACGTGTTACGGCAAGGTCTGCAATACCGGCCGTAACTACTTGCCCAAAACCAAGTGTGGTGCCGGATCTCCGCAGTACGTGCCCGTCCGAGGCTGCTGCGATATCCGCGGGGTCTCCTGACGAGTTGGCTGAGCGACCGATGACGGATAATGCCGCAGAATCGCGAAGTTTTGTGTTGTCCACCGCGTTGTCGGTGATCTGGGCCGTTGAAGCGGATCCGGTGAAGTTGGCGAAAGCTAGGTAATGTGTCCCATGCTGTCCGTCAAGTAAATCTGCGTTTAAATTAGTCACAGCCGTTGTCGACGAGACTGTGAGTGGCGCGGTGCCGGTAGCGATAGTCGATATGAATTGCGTACCTTGAACTGTTGACGAGCTCGTTATTGTGTTGTTAAATACGGCGGCTACATGGTGCGTAATTGTTCCGCTAGAGGCGGCTGATATACTAAACAAAACGCCAGGCGATCCGCTAAACTCGAGGATGTTCGTGTGGTACATCTTCGCGTCTATCGTCACGTTTGTTGAGACGTCGGCACCGACAAACGCAACTGTCGGGACCTCGGTAGTCGAGCCGCGATTTGGCGTGATTAGTATATTTTTATCCGCGAAAGCCATAATCTACTTATAGTGTACCTATACGCCTAACTTACGATATTTGTGTCATAAGTATTGTGGAGCTTTTTTATTGTGTATGGACTAGCGAAATACCGCGTAACTTTTTAGGCGATGGGCGAGTAACAAGTGACATATGAGGTAGTATGATGACAAAAAAAGAACATTTGCGAAATACCTGCTGCTATACATGCGGCATACCCATTCGCAGCAGCACTGTACCATTGAGGTTTTGTTCCGATGCGTGTGAAGAAGTGGCCGTGTTGCGCCTATCTGTGAAGCACGGCGCTACGGTCCATGATAGACAGCGCGGAAAAATTCGCGAGTTGGAGCAGCGGCTTGCGGACACAGAAGAAAGTATCATGCATAACGCGCCTAGTCTTGTGCATAAACGACACGCGTGCGTCGTTTGGGAGACAGCGGATGCTCCTGTCGCATTTAGGACACTGTTCGCTGACCGTGAGGTGTCTTTGATTGCGGAGATTCCGGGAGGTTCTGCGGACGAAATGACGTTAGGTAGTCTCCTCGGATTCAACAGGTCTTTTGTGACTGAGGAGCATCCCGTGAACCCACATTATGTACTAGTGGGTGTCAACTGTTCCTGAGAAATAAGGCCGCAGCACTGCGGCCTTATTTTTTAGCGGGGATTTCCGTAACGAGCGGAGGTATGTCTCTACGTTCTGCGGTGATGAAATAGAAATAAGGCCGCGGAGTGATTCTAAAAGACAGAACCACGCTTGTTTTGTTTATTCTATGCACCGCAATCGTGTTGTCGTCGGCGATACCTATCGGGGTTACCTGTACCGTGATTGTATCAGGATCGACTAGCGTTTTCCAATATGCGGGAAATTTGATGATGGCCGTCTCTCCGCGACCGCGTACATAGACTGCGTGCTCCGGTCCTTCCAAGCTTCCGTGCTGTAAGCGTTTATTCTTTTTTGTTGGATGTTGTATAACGAACGACTTTGCTGTGGCCTTCAGTGTGCCGTTGATATCTAAGTCGTTGTTGATAGTCCACGCACCAGACACAGTAGCATTTTCAGCCTTGCGCGGAAAATCCGATCCTTGGTAACCGTCCAAGAGATCGGAGTTTAGATTAGAAACCACAGTTGTCGATGCGACAACGAGGGGTGATGTACCTGTTGTGACGGTAGCTTGTACAACAGGCGTGATTAAGCCATTTTTGGCTTTAAACTCATTTACCATTTCGCTTCCCTATCCACGAAACCTGCTATCAGACCGCGATAACGGTCTTGTGTATTCTTATTGTAGCCGCAGACGCTGAACCCATAGTAGCTAAAAGGCGAACGTTACCGCCGTTGATATCAGATGTGAAAGTACACAACGGACCGTTAGTCTCTAATACAGCGTACTCGGTCATCGTTGTAGTGGTACCGTTGTGTATAACGAGTATTTCCGACACTTGGTAGTTTGTCGACTGCGTTATTTGTACAAGATACTTACATGCCCGATATGTTGCTATAGCCCATGTGTCAACTGACGTGAGCGATATAGTCGACAAACTGGCCGCTATTGCGTTTGTCAGAGTATCAGTTGATGTGTCCGCCGCAAGTGCGAGGCCTGCTCCGTTGTGAAGACCTATAGTTGTTGTCGTGTTCGCGCCGCGACCTGTTACGGCCGCCAGCGTATCCGTTTCTGTGAATGTGCAGTCGATCGTCGGGTTACCTGCCACACCATCGCCGTTTGTGATAGAGATGGCTGTACCGGCGGTCAACGTACGCGCAGCAACCGTATCCGAGCCTGTCCGTACGATGAGGCCGTTCGAGGCTAAGTTATGCAGAGCAAGCGCTTGGCCTGTAAGCGCTAATGTCCCTGTACTTGTTATAGGACCGCCGGTTAAGCCTGTACCTGAGGCTACAGATGTGACAGTACCAGCGCCTATATCACCGCGGAAATCTGCCGCCGCACGCGCCGTCACCGAGTTGTCTGCGTTTATACGTAAAAACGTAATAGCGCTCGGGTTAGTCAGCGTAAATATATTAGCGCCAACCGTCGTTGCGCCCAACGCTGTCCGCGCAGCGCTTGCAGTTGTTGCACCTGTACCACCGTTAGCGATGTTCAAAGTACCCGCTAACGTGATTGCGCCTACCGTACCTGTAGACGGAGTAAGGCCTGTTGTACCTGCGCTGAATGATGTGACCGCGCCAGCGCTTGTTAAGTACGTGTTTGTATCTAACGAGTAAGTATCCGCGCCGTTTTTGCGCAAGAAGCCTGTACCTGCGCCAGTCATTGTGGACGCCAGAGCTGTTAAAGCTGGTCCCACAACCGGGTTGATTGTGCGGTCTGCTGATTCGTTGGCACTATATGCGCCGCTAAAGTTTAAAGCAACTGTGGTGTTTGTCGCGCCCGCTGTACCTGCCGACGCCGACAGTATGCCGTTGTTGACAACAATAGTCGCGGTCGCCACTGTCGCTGCCGTTACGTGTCCATATGTGTCGAAAGTGAGCGCAATATCTTGAATAACTGTGTTACCGCTGTTATCACTATTGACGTTACTGACGCTTGATGTGTCTGCGTGCGCAAACTGGGAGCCCGTCAGCGTTAGGCCTGCGCCTGCGGTATATGTACCAGCGCCTGAGAACTGTACCCAGGTCACAGCTGTTGTGCCGACTGTGACAACGTTGTCTGTGTTTACCCAACCGGTGCTGTTGTAGAGCGTACCGTTTGTGACGAACGTGTAGTCGCCACCAACGATTTCGGACGGTGCGTCAAAGTCTGTTGCGCGTGTAAGGACTGTGCTACTTGTCCTAACATAGATACCGTTGTTTGCTGCGGTGGCTTCGTTTTTGACGAGAATACGGTCGCCGTTTGTTAACGCGAACCCGTCGAGGGTAGTCAAAGCAACGCCTAACGTGAGGGTAGCGCCTACGCCAGAAGCCCCGTTGTCATATGTTACAGAGCCGCCTGTTATACTGGCTAAGGTCCCTGTTGTAGCTGCGGCGCATGCGGGGTGTGGCTCGAGGCCCGATACCGCCGCGTCCACATAACCTTTGGTTGCGGCATCTGTACTTGCTGTGGGCGTACCTAGACCTGTGATCTTGTTACCACCCAACGCTACGTCACCGCTGAATGTTGCACCAGCAAATGTCGGCGACGCGCCGGTATGCATATCTTGCGGCGTGTTTAGCGTTATTGAGCCAGTACTTGCTGATACTGTTATGCGGTTCGTTGTACCGGTAAGTTGAGTCACCCCGGTGTTACCGATGGTGTAATCCGTCGTGCTCTGTGATACAGATATTCCAGTACCGGCTAACAGTGTCAGATCCCCGCCAGTATACGTACCGCCTGTAGTGCCTCGTAGACGAGTCTGCGTTGGAATATCTGTGAGTACAGCAACTGTGCCTGACTGGTTCGGCAGTGTCAATGTGTGGCTAGCTGACAACGTCGTCGGCGTCAACGTGACGTTGTAGCTACTCGATCCGCCGGCGCGGCCTTGAAGGCGTACGCCGTCTTGCGTGGCCGCTGCGCGAACTAGTAACGCGCCCAGTACTATCGGGTCAAGTAGTTCGCCGGTGTTGTTGAGTGTTGTTACTATATCTAACGAACCGGCAGCCAAATCCGTAAAAGTGTGCGAGCCAGACCCTGAAACAGCGCCTGTTAAGTTAACAGTGATTGATAAATCAGGCTTATTTGTGGTATTCGCCCAGTCTAGGTAGTGTGACGCCGCTTGCCCTGCTAAGTACTGGCTGTCTAACCCGCTCGTTACGCCATCTACAGTCAATAAAGCCGCTAAAATCTCAGCCGCAGACATGTCCGCGGTCGCGCTCGGCTCAATTCCGTCCAATTTGCTTCCGTCTGTGGCCAAATTTCGACCATTTACGGTACCTGTCGTAGTCAACGCGGCATTTATTGCCACATTTTTTGTAAAAGTATGCAGACCTGTCCAATTATAATCGGCTGTCAGGTCGATTCCCGTCGCTTCGATACCGTCTATACGCGCATCTAATGCGGAAATTACTGCGTAAATACTGTTTGTTGCAAGGTCTGCGGATGACGTATCGAACAATATCTGGTTTGATACGTAATTTAGTGATGTTTTTACGGCTTCAATAGGTATCGGAACCAGATCACCGGTACCTGTGCTGGGTAATCTCCCTAAAAAAGTGCCTTCTGCAACGGTTTGGAGGCGCGTGAACGCCACAGAATTGGCTTTTATTACCCTACTGTCGACCGATGCATCCTGTAGCAGGTCGTTTGTTACAACTTTCGGCGTAAATAGTGCTGAAAATACGCTGGCACGATCAATCTTCTCTCTATTGATCGCCTGATTAGCAATAATGGCGACCCCATTTTTTAGAAAAATGACGTCGCCAGCATATCTAGGATGCTCAGAATTGGTCATTTACTCACTGAACTACCCAACCAATAGTCCCGTTTATATAGGTGAATGTTTTAACCGAGCCATTTGAGGTAATCACCGCGTTACCTGCGGCACCGTAGTACAGCTGGTTTGCGTCATCAAAGGCGATTGTTATGTTATGCAGCGCGGCGGAAGCGTACGCATCGACGACTGTGAACCACATATCGGCCGTCGGGACCTCTGGCGGATTTATAGTGGCGGCTACCGCTCGCACATCTATTGGATGTATCGTATTAGGTGCCGCGGTTACCGCACCGGTTCTCACTGCGTCGACAGTCCGCGCAGGTACTTGTAAAGCCGTCTTAAGGTCCGCTAGCGGTACAGCCGCCAGTCCGGCGCCTATATTAGCTAAGACGGTGGTACTCGCCAACGATACAGCCGTTATGGCGCCTGCGTTGTTTTTAACCACAACGGTGTTGTTTGCAGTAAAATCCGCGTGGTTGACGACGCGGGCGAGCGTATCGTCGTCTTTCAGCTCTGCTAGACGTGTGTACCCGTCTATGCTGACTAGTGCACGAAGTTCGGTCATTGTATAAGGCCTCATATAGAAGTATAACTTGATACCCTTTACGCCAAATTCGTATCTTTATATGTCATAAGATATGTATGAAGATTTTGTTCTTAGACGTTGATGGTGTCTTGAACAACGACCGGGCACTGGGTCGGGCCGCTCGACACAACCTTCCGACGTTTGCTCTAGACAGACATTGTCTAGGGCTACTTAAAGATATCGTGCACGCGACTGGTGCGCGAATTGTTGTCAGCTCTACGTGGCGTGTCAACGGCTGGAAACCCGGTACGCACGGACACTTGCTGTTGGTAGCCCTCAGTATGTGGGACTTGTCAATGCACAGCAGCACCTCGCTTTTAGACGAGGCGGCGCACTCGACTAAGCGTGCTACGCGAGGCGATGCTATCGATAAGTGGTTAAAGGAGCAATCCGATATAATCGATTCGATATGTATTCTAGATGACCTGCCGCCAAGCGAATTCGGTAGTCTCGCAGAGTTTCACGTTCGAACAACCCTCCGGGATGGGTTGACGGCCAGTACGGCTGAACGAGCGATAGATATGTTAAGAAGCAGAAACTTTTCTAGAGTCAGTTAGGTAGCACTATGGTAGACAAGCGCTTCCACAATATGTATTATCACACGGACCGGCGGCGCACACCTGCTGGAATACGTGGCTGCAACAGAGCAAACGGCGGCACTATACAAGGTAGGATTAGGTATATGGGAGCGCGCGGGGTCGACGCAGAGCATGACGCAGTCCCTATACTAGTTGACGCAGGACCCTTGATCTCAGCCAAAACCACTGTCGCCGACGCATACGTTGTACCCCGGTGTCGTTACCACGCTCCGCGAATTAGGATCCTGTACAGCAGCTGGCTAGCCAATTTTGGGCATGATCCCGACGTCTATGGCGTAGAAGGCGCCGATGCGATTAGGACGCGGTTACGTCCGGCACTGCGGTGTACGCGTAGCGCATGTCGGTTGAACGTACCCACGCCAAGCGATCAGCAGTCGTTTATTTCTTTTCATACAAATGCGCTAGATAACTACGTATGACAATGCCCGATCTATTCTTTCGCTACGCAGACCCTGTAACGAGGCGGGCTAGCTCGCAGTCTCCGGGAAGTAATAAGATAGGTAACTCTTATCGCGACGTTGTTGTAGAAAGAGGAGCCTGCACCACAACGCGATCGTACCTTCTCGGCGTCTTTCCGCCGTTAACTCATCGCCAAGCCGGGCTTTACCGAAAAAGTTCTATCAGATCGACCAAGACGCGTGTACGGCCCGGTCTAGCTTCTGAAGAAGCTGTCGCATTTGGTATATCACAACGACATGCTCCGTTACTTGGGCGGAAGCGCCCTCTACTGCGAAGCAGGGTTCTGCGCACGGGAGCCTCTCTGGCGAAATATGTGGCAGCGGCCGCAGAACAGACTTACTCTAACAATATTCGTCACACGGACGCAATCGACAACTACGTATGAGCGAACGACAGACAAAATACGTTATTAGCGCGTTAGACAGAGACCAAGGCGATAGCCTTATTGTAGGCATAATCGATCCTGAGCGCTACCCGTACTTTACGGCATGGGATTACATCGAGAAAACCGAAGAAGCTATCGTAAACACACTCGAAAGCTTTTGCGCTGACTGGCAGGCAGAGCATTCGCCTGTAACAAAAATATGGCACCACGCCGCAAGTAACCGCTTGATAGCGGTGTGTCTGATTGTGAACCGGGTATCCGTATTTCACGGGAGAGAAGATCCGTACTTCTTTCAGAAAGTGCGTACCGAACTGGATACGGCGCTGAGGCTGCCTGTCGACGACCAAAATCCGCACACAGAGCTAACCATAGCTTCCGTGGGGCGTACCGGTCTGCAAACGAGCAGAGTGACGCTCACCGAGGATGATTTCACTACGTTCAACCCAAATTTCTTCCGTGAAAAAGACGGCAGCTTGATGGATCTGTCTTGGATCGACGACTATGTACAAGGAGATGACATCGAAGAAGCTCTCCTGTTCTTGGTTGGACCGGCTGGAACAGGTAAAACACATTTGGCTCGTCATATTGCGATGCTTCGTCGTTGCCCCGTGTTGACAACGTGTGATACTGCGTGCTTGCATCTGCCAGAGTTCTGGGACAGAGTCAGGAGTGGCGACTATCCGTTCATCATTTTCGACGATGTAGACGACGATCTTAGTACGCGGCAGGGCAATGTCTTCGTTCGCAATCTCCTGGTCGCGGCTAACGGTCTTATCCCGCCGAACAGCCGAATCATTCTCACCTCTAACCAACCGGCGCTTAGGTTGGATAACGCACTAGTCCGGTCGCAGCGTTGTTTTGATGTTATCGAACTCGAACCCTTAGCGCGTGATGTGGCTAAACAGCTCTGGCTGACTGATTACCAACGAAACGAAGAGGATTTCGAGCATTTTTTTGCGGATTATAAGCAACTGTCGCCTGCGGATATTGTAAGTTGTGCGAGACGCACCGTTTCGCGACGAAAACGCCGCTACGACCCGACACGTGCGTCCAAAGCGTCTATTTCAATAAGATGACAAGTACGAACTATAATTACGCAGCCGGGCAGGAGCGGTACCTGGCCGTGCCTATTTCTGAACTAGGGGCTGCTAAGACGTACACAACCAAACGCAGCGAATGGCGTAGCATGGCGAAAAGCCATAACTACAAACTGATCAGCTGAAAAAAAAAGAGGAGTCATGCAACTACAAAT